ATGCCATCGGGAGCAGGTCGGGGGGGTTGCCGGGGGGTCCCCCCCACCCCCTCCGACCTGCGGTTTTGCCGCCGCGCGGTGTTTGCTGCGCAGGTCAGAGCGGGTGTGCCTCGCTGGTCCACTGGTCGCGGTCGCCGTGTCTCCATGCGACGCGCCCGGGCGCTGGTCCGCGACGGCCGGTGAGTGACGGCGTGTCTGCGTGGTCGATGAGTGAGGGCCAGGTGTAGGCGATGGTGTGGCCGGCTCGGCGTGCCCATGTGGCGATTGCTTCGTCGATGGGTTTGCCGTTGGGCAGGTTGTTGAGCATGTGTGGTACGAGGGCGGCGTGGATGGCTGTGCCGACTGCGTGGAGTAGGCGCCGGCAGGTGAGCCAGTGGGCTGTGGTGTTGGTGGCTTTGGCGATGCGTTGTTGGTATTCGCGTGGTCGTTCTCGCCCGAGGTAGAGGCTGACCACTGGGCTGGGTGCCACTGCTAGCGCTGCGTCGAGCTGGTCGCGGAAGTTGTTGCACGGTATTGCATCGTCTTCGAGTACGACGAGCCAGTTTGTGTTGTGGCGGGTGAGGTGTTGCCAGACTTTGCGGTGGTTGTTTTCGCATCCGAGTGTGCCGTTGTCGATGCTCATGTATGCGGCGCCCACGGTTTCCATGAGCCGGTGTGCTTGTTCGGCGCGTTTGGTGTGGGCCACGATGCCGATGGTGTTGGTCATCGTGGCCTTATGCGTGTGGTTTTCACGGCGACGGTGGTGTGTGGTGTGAGTCGTGGTGTGATGCTGCCGTAGTCGTATTCGGGGTCGATGGCGATGGAGCATCTGACCCAGCCGCTGGATTGGATTTTCTCGACGGTGCCTTCGTGTTCGAGTCCGTCGAAGTCAACCCATACGTCGTCGCCGGGTTTCATGCTCCGCTCCATTGTCATTTGTGCCGCCACCATGACCAGGTGTTGCGTTCGTTGGTCTTGAAGACCGTCGCCACCTGGGGTCCGTGGATGAGTTGGTCGGCGTGTTTGGTGTAGGCAACGTAGTTGAGTGTCGCCATGTCGCCGATGATTGTTCCCGGGTCGTCGTCTTTGTGCCAGACGCGCCGAAGTTGGTCTTCGTGGTCGGCGGCCATGTCGTGTGCGAATGCCATGACGGTTTCCCGGTCGCCGCCCACGATCCCCGCGTTCAGTAGGGTGCGGTCGGCGTGGGTGTCGATGAACTGTTGCAGGTGTGTGGCTTTGTGGTTGTTGCGCATCCAGTCGATCCCCACAACGGCGGGTTCGTGCCCGATGTACAGCTTCCCGGGTTGCATGTGTTCCCACGGAGGGGTGAGCATTTCGACGTCGGTGCCGTCGACGCACCACACCCATTTGACGTCGGGGTTGGCGCGGAGCCATTGGTAGTACAGGTACCAGCGCGCGAAGTAGGGGTTATCGACTGGGCTGGTGACTCGCTCGAATGACGCCTGCGGGTGGGTGAGTGGGTTGTCGCACAGCACGACGGTTTCACCTCCAGTGATGGAGGTGATCAACGTTTCGAGCAGTTTGACGTCGGGCCGCATGCGTGTGCCGCGTTGCGGGTCTGGCTTGCTCGACAGCAGACAGGTCAGCACGACGTGACGATCCGGCGTGACGAGTGGGATGTAGTGGCTGCTGGTGTAGTGGTGCCGCCTGTACAGGTCGGCGTTGCGGGCGGCGGCGGCTTTGCGTTCCTCGGTCGGGACGGAACGCTTTACTTCCAGGTGCTCGTCCATGGAGTGGATGAGTTTGTTGGAGCCGCATACGTCGCCGTAGCGGAATGTGGTGAGTCCGGCGTTGTAGATGCGGTCGGACCACGATGGGTGTTCCCATCCCCAGCCGCCATAGTCGGGGTCGAGGCCGCCGACGCGTTCGATGACGCTGCGGTGTGCGTAGATCATGCAGCCACGCGCCCCGGTGAGGGCGAAGTGTTGGCCGTCGTCGTAGACCTTTGTGACGTCGTTGAGTTTCCGTCCGCCGGCGAGGTCGATGAACTGGTACATCAGGTGTGGCTCGGGTGAGTCGATGTAGGGCTGAAACCAGTTGTCGGCGATGGGGTAGCAGTCGTCGTCGAACAGGAAGATGTGTTCGCAGCCGTTGAGGAGTTCGAGGCATTTGTTTTTGGCTCGGGCAATGCCTGCGCGTTGAGTGAATCGGTAGGTCGCTGCTGGGTATGGTTCGTCGCTGGCGTCGTCGACGATGACGAGTTTGGCGTTGGGTGTGCGGCGGCGAATGTGGGCGATTGTCTCGTCGGCGATGGTGTTCCGGTTTCGGGTGGTGACTCCGATTCCGATTGGAGTTCCGTTGGTGGTTTCGGGAACGTATCGGGTTCCGTTGATCACGACGTCGGTCATGTGTGGGCTCAGTTCGTCACTCGTACCATTCGCCGCAGTCTGGGCAGTCGGCGTCGCCGCAGTAGCAGATGTTGCGGTCTGTGGTTCGTCCGGTTTTGCGTTCGCGGTGCCGGTTTCGGTGCGGCTGGGCGGCGTTGGATCTGCGCAGCTCCTGGCGGGCGCGGGCTGCCTCATCCATTGGTGCAGTCCATCGTCCAGCCGTTCTTGCGTGTGGTCACGCGGATTGTGGTGTCCTCGTGTTTCGCCCCGGCCATCGCGAGGGTGGCCGTCTTCGCTAGCGCGGTCATGATCGGCAGCATCCAAGGCTCGTTGGGTCCAGCTTTCTGGACCGCTTGAACATCAGGTGGCGTGGTGGTCCACTGGCCGGGATCGGCGTGCATGAGCACTTTCCCGTCAACTTCGATGTGGATCACTGTTCGGTCGCTTTCCGCAAGGCTCGTTTGGGAACGATGACGTCGTTGCTTGTTTTGTCGATGGTGATCGACAGCACGGGCGGGGCTGTGGGTGTGGTTCGGATGTTGATGACGCGGTGCCCGGTCGGTGCGTCGGCCGCTTTCTGGCGCAGCTGTTCTGCTTCTTCGCGTGTGAGGATCACATAGTTTTGCGTGATCGCCGCGGCGAGTGCTTCCGCGACCAGTTTCGGGGTATCGAGGTGCGGTAGACCTGATTCTTCAGCGAACTGGCCGGCGAGTTCCGGGGGGACACTGATAGGTCGTAGTCCCGGCAGGAGGATCGGGAAGGGTTTGGTGTTTTCGTCGCCGGGGTGAACCAGGTTGTTCAGCGTGCGGTTAAGGAAGTCCGTGAGGTCTGTGAGGCTGCTCATTTGGGATATTCGCCTGCGAGGCCGTCACTGATTCTGTCGGCACACCCTTCGCCACCGATCTCGTCGCGGACGTCGACCGGGGCGGTCATAGGAGACCGAACCTGTTCCGCAAGCAGATGAGGTCCGTCTCCATCTTGGTGTTCTGCAACCGCATGTACCGCAGCTCACGAACCACCGTGTAGTGATGGAAAACAAGGAACGCCAACAACCCCAGCAGTGATGCATGGGCGCCGGTCATTCTTCGGCCTCCTTGGACTCCACACACATGAACCCGGCGTTCTCCATCGTTCCTGCACCGTCCTGCAGATTGATTCGCCACGAGTCAGGATCGATATCGTTGGGGACTCGGCATGCTTTGCCGCAGGGTGCGAAACGGACACGATCACAGGTGTCGCAAATGCGGAGGTGTTTGAGCGGCATCAGACATCCGCCTCATACGTGGCTTCCATGTACTGCGCGTCCTGCGAATCAGGCAGCGAGTACGGAACCACGTTATTGACGACAGTGGACGGGCCTTTGACGCCACGTGCGTCGAGTTCCTGCGCGATGATCGCGCGGATGCCATCCATGAAGATCTCAGCGAAGGCTTCGCCAGCTGCGGTGAAATCGATCGGGTCGCTGTCCGGCATGAGGTACTACTTCTCCTGGCTGGTGGAGCGGGGTAAACGGTCAACCAACTGGTTGAGTATGCGTTCAGCGGCGGCGATGATGTCCGGGTTGCCTGCCTGCCGTGCAAGTTTGAGGTTGAGGTGCGCGCCTTGGATGCGTTCGGTGAGCGTGCGGGGTGCGGGGAAGGTGCTCATGGTTGGCCTCCCCGGGAATGAATAAAAGCCCGAACCTGTGGAGGTCTTCGGGCTTTGGGCACACTTCACTTGCCGACCCAATGATGGCATATGAATCTGCATGTCGCAAGCAAGCTAGGGGATGTGGGGAGGTTGGCGTGTCTCATTCGAGGACTCCTGCGGGTAGTTCGTAGCCCAGAACGTTGGCGAGGTGCTGGAACAGTTGCGGTCCCCATTCGTGGTGGCAGTTTTGGCAGACGCATCCTGATGGGCCGATTTGGAGTGCGGGTTGTCGGACGGTTTCGCCGGCTGAGTTCTTCCGGTACACGATGGCGGTGTCGCAGGCTGGGCACGGGTTTGGGAGTGACCATTTCGGTGGCGGGTTGAGCATCGTTTTGATGGATTCGCACCAGGCTTCGATCCTTCCGGAGATTTGTTCGATGCCGTGGGCGTCTTGGGGCCGCCATGGGCGTCGTTCCAATAGTTGGAGGCGTAGCACCGTTAGTGGTGTGTGTTCGCGGGTGAGGTCGCGTTGTGGAACGGGGTATGGGGGTCCGAACACCCAGTAGCTTGAGGGTTCCCATGCTGCGACGGTGGCGTCGATTTCGGTTTTGAGTTCGACGGCATCGATGCAGAGGGGTGGTGAGGATTGCGGAATGCGGGAGGCGTTGCCTTGGGAGCCGGGGATTTCTTCGGTGAGTTGGTCGTAGAGGGAGTCGCGCCATCTGGTGGCACCTTCGGTGTATTCGGGTTTTGGGTCGATGAGCGCGGAGATGGCGTTTCCGAGTCTGGTTTTGGCGGCGGGGAGGTTGCCATCCTCTGCTGGTTGGGTCATAGGGTTTCCTGAAGTTCGTCGGGTGTCCACATGTTCAAGCAGTTGAGGCATTTCACCAATCCGTCGTATTCGAGTGCGAGCAGGATCATTTCGCAGGAGGGGCATCGTTCGCCGGGGATGAGCCTGGGGATTCGGGAGATCTGTTCTTCGATCTCGTCCATGCGTTTTTCGCGGTCTTCAACAGTCGGAGCGTCGCTTGTGATGGCGTCCGGGGCCTGGAATTTATTGGCGTCGGGACTGATTGGTCGTCGGGATATTGACTTGGGTCGAAGCTCTCCCTTGTTGTGGACTACGTGCGCGACGTTGTATCGCGGCATCTCCGATTGAATCGCTGCTACCTCTGCGGTTTCGAGCTCAGCGCGGGTGGCGAAGTGTTGCATCGTGGAGCGGGCGACTGATTTGAACCATGCTTTGTCGGCGTGGTGTTGGTTGAATCGGCTTCTCGGGTTGTTTGTGATTCCGATGTAGAGAAGATCGTCTTCCGCGTTGTAGAAGCGGTAAAGAATATGAGGTTTGTCGCTCATGGGCACCTCCAAGATTCGGATTTTACCTTGGTGTTCAGCGTTTGTTGGGGTCCATGTGTTTGGGTTTGGTGGGTGTTTCCGCATGGGCGTCGGTGTCGATCGGCTGGGTCATTCGTCAAACGCCTTCCTGAACATTGCTTCCTGTTCCTGAAGTTCCTTCTCGCGGTGTTCAAGTAGTTCCGCTGCGGCAACGCCGACCTCTGCTGGGACGTCGGCGAGGTGGGTGTAGATGTCTGCGCTCATTTGCAGGACAGCACGGTACTCGTCGGGGTCCTCGATGCGGCCGCGACTGTATTGAGCTTTCAAGGTTTCGTTTACCTGATTGAGGTTGTCCCACGCGGCGATCCACGCAGCCACACGAGCATCAGTCATCGTTCCTCCGTAGGTCCCGTGGGCCAGATATGCCCGGTGTCATCAGTGTGCTGTTGAACTCCCGCTTCCAGTTGCACGTCATCGCGAGTGTTCATGGCCCAACCGCAATCGCACTCGGCGTAGAACTGGCTGCCCACCTGCACTTCGATGTACATAACTGGCGGGGCTTCTTTGGCCCCGGTCGTGCAGATACTGTTCCAGCGGTCCCATCCCGCACCGCAATGACATTCCGGGCCACTTAGCCGCTCGTGGCTGCCGGGGATCATGAAGTGGTCTTTCACCTGTTCCCCTCCTGGTTAGGTTCAGACTGCACAACCGACCCGACATCGACCTTCTCGCAAAGGTCCTCGATGCTGTCGTACCCGAGGTTCATCATTTGTGGTGTCCTTTGCAGTCGGTGGAATGCTCGGCGCGGGGCTGGAAACACGCCGGACAAACAGGGCTCTCAGTGAGGAAACGAGCCTGGGAAGCGAGAATCACAGACAGGCTCAAGGCTGGTCCTCCAGTTTCGGCATAGGCCAAGGGCGGACCGATCGGTCACGAGGGCACAGCTCCGCGTCCTCCAGTGAGGTGTGCGCCCACGCCAATTCCTCGCGGGCGTTCGGGTAGATCCGGCTCATCGGTTCCCCGCAGTCCATGCAGGGGAGGCGAAGGTTGCTCATTGTTGGTCCTTTTCGGCTAGTAGTTGGGCGATAGCGATCAGAGCGTGAGTGGTCGCGGACTCGTATGCGGCTTGGCGGGCTTCTTCCCGCGCGAACTCGATGTGCTCGGCGGGGGTTTCAGGTGTTTTCGGCATTAGAACGGCGGAGCCCAGGCGTCGATGAGGACGTCGAACGCGGCATCAGCCATCGACCGCCACTGCACCTTGTGCGTCTCGGTGAGTGTGTCCCAGGGAAACAGTTTGCCGGCGGAGGTTTGTTCGTAGATGGCTTGCGCTGCCCGCTCAACCAGCGCGGCACGCTCAGGAGTGATCATTCCGAACCCATCCATTCCTGAATCTGCTCCACCAGCCGAGCCGATGGATCTGTCACAGAGAACGGGGTGCACAGGCGGGACTCAATCGTCCCGTACCAGCGGACCCCCAGCCGATCCCACGCCTCTTCTTGGAGCCGCTGCAGAGTCCGCAGTGCTGAATCGAAGCTGTCGAAGATGGTTGGGCCGGAACTTGTGGTACCGAAGAGTCCGCCTAGGATCGATTCTGTTGGGCGTTCCCATAGTTGCCCGTCAGGTTTTCTGATCGCGTACTGGCGGATGAGTTCGTTGGTCATGGTTTTCCTTTCGTGAGCCATTCCGCCCACCCCTGATCCACCACAGGCCGCGGTGGTGTGGTGTCCGGGATGATGTGAATATCCGTATGCCCCGACCGACGCTGATGAGCATCAGCCTTGTCCCTGCCGCAGTCTTCGCACGGCTGGTCCCAGACACGGTTGCACTCCCGGCAATGAACCTGAATCACGCGATCGCCTCCCGCATGCAGTCGGTGCACCGCGTCAACCCACACATCGGGAATGCAGCATTGGTGGTCCAACCCAACGTCTTTCCGCACCTATCGCAGTCCAAGACATAGAACCGATCGCTCACGCCTCGCCCCATCCCGACACCCAGCGGGCCTCGTGCTCAATTCGGACAAGCGGAGAGTCGACCTCCGGGTCGTGGCAGATTCCCGTGACCGAGAAGTCCTTGAGGCAGACCTCTGCGACCTCCCTGCTCCGACCCGCCCAGCGGTGTCCGGATTCCTCTACAGGAACCCATTGCTCTTCACGGGTGAGTCCTCCGAGGGCTTTATCAACCTCAGAAGCCACATGCGCGGTGTGTTATCTGAGGTCGTCTGCGGCTGTATCCGCTTGTGTGTTCTTGGGCGTCGTGTCGTAATCGGACGCAATCGCCCTGCCGGCGTACCTGCTTAGGACGGGGCATTCCTGGGGTTGATGTATGGCCAGGCAGTAAGGGCACGAGTGGTCCTCAACGAACGGCCCGTAGCGCTCGTCGGGAATCAAGGCGAATGTCGACGCATCATCCTGCGGCCTGGTGCGTATCCACCCGCCGTAGTCATGGTGCCACCGGGCGTTGAACCTATCGCGCCAAGCTCGATCGCGGTGTTCAGAGCTCAAATGCGGGATGTCGGTCCCTTGCGTTGAGGCCTTCATAGTCATTCCCTCCCTGCGGTTCTCGGTAATAGGAAACATGTGCGCGCTGTAGTAACTGCGGACCACCAGGCCGGATGGCGAACGGTCATCGATTCAACCCCTGATAAGCTACGCACGCCGTCGCCTTCCTCCGACCACCCGCAGATGCAGTACTCGGCGCGCACCATGTCGAACCCCACGTCTGCGCCGTTGTAGGCGTGCGCATCGATCACCTCGATCATGAGGTTTTGGGCTTCGCTGCTCATGCTTCCTCCAAAGAGTCCGTAGGGATGTAGAGCACGCGGGCGGGAAGGAAGTCGATAAGGTCCCCTGGCAGGCTCTCGTCTTGGTCATCGTTGGCCCAATACCAGGTACCCCTACTCGTCTTCTGCAGGGTTCCTCCGTCGTGGGTGAGAATTATGGAATCCTCTGGGAGCCATTCGAGATCAGCAGTAGTCTCAACCCCCCTGGGGCGAAGACGCTCAACCTCGGCTACCAATTCGGCGAGCAGCCGGTAGGACCGGCCCGGTGCGACCGCGACCCGATACCCCTTCGCCACTTCGTAGTCGACCAGCGCAGCCTTGGCGCGCTCAACAACATCACTCATCAGGTATCTCCATCCAGTGGGTAACGAATCGGGTTGCAGGCTCTGGCACGCCCAGCTCGAAGATGCTCTCGATTACGCGGGTTTCCCGCCTGAGTCCTCCGAGGGCTCTGTCGATCTCGGCGGCGACGTGGGCCTCGAAATCGTCGAGCGAACCGTCGCGGAAATCACATTCACCCACCCGCGTACCCTGGCAGCGGGAGCGCCCGGTTTCCAGGTTTAACGTCCGCCGGTGTCGGCGCTGAACCGCGATCATGATCTTCTGCGCGTCCCCGCTCACGCTTCCTCCCCGAATGATTCGCAACTACACGCTTCACACGTTCCGATGTCCGAGTGATGCGATGACGGGTGTTGGCATGTGGCGCAAGGTGTGGCGGCGTAAGCGGCGATTGCTTCGGCGCGAGTTACCGGGTCGCTCATGCTTCCTCCCCTGCAGCCCGTGGCGCGCGGACTCCGAACTCAGCATCGAATCCGCCATCTCGATAGCCAAGGTCGTACCCCTGGTCGTAGCCTCTGATGCTGCCCAAAACGTAGCCCAGCGCAATCGCCGGGGCGATGGGCAATGCGAATATCAACCAGTTCATTTACTACCCTCCCCCTTGGCCACAACCGCAGCGACGAGGGCGGCGGCAAGTCGCTGAGTAGACCTGTCCTTCAGGTGATCCCGGCCTGTCACCACACGGATTCCCTGAGCATCCGGACGTACATACCAAGAGTCCTCGTACCACTCGGGGGTGCCTGACATGGACCGAGGCTCGTCGGGTTCGGGTAGTTGGATTACCGCCACACCAGGAACCGCATCGAGAACGTCAAGTTGGTGCGCGGCGAACTCGGCGGCGTCGGTGACGCCTGGGTTGGCCGGTTCCCAGTTACACCCCGAGCAGTTGAATCCGTAATTCTCCGGCTGGTGTCCGGCGAGGGCTTCTGTGAGTACAGCACGCAACTCGGGGTTGTTCATTCGTCGCCTTTCGGTTCTCGGTTTCTGTCTGTGAGCCGCCCGAAGTGGATGACCCGACCGGGCAGCGGCTTCCCCGGCCGAATCGTGTTCATGCAGGGTTTGCCTTTGGGGGCTTTGCAGATGTCACACGACCGCGCAGCTTGGGCGGCCTGGACGCGAGGATCATCTGCAGACGACACAAACATCGTCATCGGTCTTCATCTCCCAGAGGCCGCTCCCACAACGACTCTGGAGGCAGCGAGAAACCCAGCAGCACCATGGCCTCACGCGCTCGACGCTGGCAGTCCAGATGCCAACCCGTGTCATTGACGTATCCGACGCACGGAAGTGGACACGCAAGCTTTGAAAGGACCGCGTAGACCGTGATCGGGTCATAGCGCTCGATGGCGCTGAGCTGATCGAGAAGGTTGTCGTGTTGCTTCTCGAACTGCTCCAGAATCCCGCAGATGTCTGGTTTGGCGTGATGTTTACCCATTGCGTTCGTCTCCTGGTGTTGATTGCGGGGGCTGTGCGCCACGTGGAGCGACTTTCAGGGCACCCCGCGTGTCATCGGCGCTCACGACATCCGCCCACGCGTCAGAGCGCCCGTAAGCCGCCAACTCCGCGGCCCGGACACGAGCCTCATGAAACGACGACCGGTCAGGCACGATCGATCGACTTCATCTCAGCGACCCGACCGACAGCGCGGACCAGCCGGCGCTCCAGCTCCGCGTCACGGGCATCCTCACGAGCTTCCCGTTCCGCCGGGGTCTCCCGCTCACACCGATCCCGACGAATCGCACGAGCAGCATCAACAAGATCCTTCGGCAACGGACGAAACCCATTCCCGTGATCGGAGTACATCTTCGTCACCCCAGCCAGCACGTCGGCCTGGTTGAACTTCCACAGTTCGATCTGCTCAGCCCACGCCTCAACGGTGGCGCGGTTCGGCTGCGGAAACCACGGATCGTAAGCAGCGCACTTCGCAAGAGCATTGGCCGCGATCTGATAAGAGTCGCTCATTGTCCGATTGCCTTTCTCTGGTCAGGGTTTCCGAGGCCAGCCCATCCGAGGACTTTCGCTTCGCCAGCGGTGAGGTTGCTTGATCGAGACGACTTGATGACATCTCCGAGGACTGTTGGGAGGTATTCGGGGAGGTTGCAGTTAGGCCTTCGTTCCCATTCGCGCAGGGCTTCCCGGATAAGGGCGTCCGGTTGTCCTTCGCGGGTGAGCTTCTCAACCTGGACTGCCAGCCGGTCCACAGTGACTTTCGGATAGGTGTTGCTTCCAAGCTCTTGACGGACGACGGTCTTGGATGCGGAGGATGGTTGCGGTTTTGAGGGCTTGTTGACGAGTTCGATTGAGGCTGGCGTGGTGCCGACGACGACGGGTGGTGAGTCGTACGGTCCGGGCGGCGGCTCGGGTGGAAGTGGGACTTCCTCGTCCCCTGCTCCCCTGCTCCCCTGCTCCCTTTCCCCTGTTCCCCTGTTCCCCTGTTCGTGGGTGAGACTCTCGTGAGGGTCTCCAGAGGAACTCAAGAGGGACACTGACGTGTTGACCATATCCGCTGGTGGGAGTGGATATTTGTGGCCTAGGCTGGGGTGATTCACCCGCTGATGCTGTTTCCACTTGGTGATGTACAGCAGATCCTTGAGACTTCCGTTGTGGACGGCTTTATAGCGGGTCACCTGTCCACCGCTGGCTAGTCTCTCCAGATCTTCAGTGACTCTCTTGAGGGTCTCTAGAGGCTCGCGGGCGAATTCATCGGCGTACAGATCGGCAACGATGGAGACGAGTTTGTCTGCGCCAACACCGTTGTCATCTACATACGACCACAAGCCGATGAACGTGAGCCGGGTCGAGATAGGCAGTTTGGTGATGTCATCGGACCGCCAGAACTCAGGCTTGATGGACCTGATCCTCACGACGCATCACCGCCGAACAACTTTTTTATGACGGCGTTGTGGATGCGCCACCTTCGAATCTCGGCGTAACGCTCGAATGCCAGATCTACGCGCTTCATGTGAACGTCGGTTGTTCGTCCCGACTTGGCGCGGCAGCGGGTGTCCGGGGCAGATCCGCAGGTAGGACATTCCACCCTTGCCCAGTCGTATGGGATGCGTGGACTATCATCAGTCACAGCCACTCCAATCCAGTGGTTAGGCCCGGGGTCACGGTGTTACCAGCACCGCCCGGGCCGTCTTCGTACTCACGTTCGATACTACCCGAAACACGCTGGTAAAACACGTTTTTCCGCATCAAACCTCCTCGCAGTCTGCGCATCCGTTTCCGCCGCACACCTCACACAGACCGGCCTCGAATCCTGGGCATAGGCACTGCGTGTATCGGGTCATGTCATCCGCATCCACGCCCAGCCGGGTTCGGCATTGGGGTGTGTGGGTGGAGCGGGGATGATCACACAACAGGCACGTCATGAGATTCCTCAACGTGTGCTCGGTGGTCGGCGAGGGCGTGGTGTCGGCGAATGAATCTTTGGGCTTCGTCGGTGGTGGTGAATTCGGCGGTCACCGTCCGGCCTTGGGTGCGGGCGCATTCGGCGCAAGCAACGGTGATCATGGGACCTGCCAGTTGATGGTGTCGCCTTGCTGGAGAATCTGTTCCAGGTATTTGACGACGGTGACGGTGGAGTTGAAGCATTTCGGTGGTTCGGTTCCACCGGTGACGATGTAATGGGGCCACGTCCCAGAAACCGTGTACATCACCTGAACAGCCCCTTCACGAGGAAGTACGCCAGCGACGGGGGTCCGGTGAATGCGAGGACGATGTAGGCGATCGCTTCGAGTTGTTCGGGTGTGAGGTTGCTCATCGGTTCTCCCTGTGTGGGTTGTGGTTTCGGTGGTGCGGGTGGTCGTGGATGCCCCCACGCGGAACGGTGCGAACGGCGACGGGCACGGAACCACAACATCGACTCGACGGTCATGACGCGTCCTCAAGGTCGAACAGGCTGGGCATGTCGCGCTGCCGCTCTTCGGCTTGCAGATACTTGACAGCATCGAAGTAGTAGCCGGGATTCAGCTCGACACCACGGCCGCGCCGACCGAGTTTCAGAGCCCGCAACGGCACGGTGCCCAGCCCGCCGAACGGGTCGAACACCAACTCGCCAGGATTCGAGAAGCGAGTGATCAGCCGGTCAACGATGTCGAACTGCAGGGGGCACACATGCATTTGGACGTTGCGGCGTTTCTGCTCCCCGTTCAAGGTGATCATCCGGTTCACGTCGTGCCACACGTGAGGTGACCACGATCCCGGGGCGATGGCCATGAACGTAGCAGGCAGGGCACCGCGACCTTCGAGTTGCTCACCGATGCGGACGTGTGACTGGTAGTCGTAGACGTCCTTCAGGCTGTGCTTGGTGAACAGTGAGGCCAACTGGTCTGGTGGCAGTGCGGCGAGCTCGTCGGCGGTCAGTAACCGGTTGCCGCTCGAGCGCCAGAACGCGTGCGCGTCCACCTGCCATCGGGCACGGGTGTATTCGTCCTTGGATTTGGTGACGGGTGTGTCGGCGTATCCCTTCGACCTGTCTGTTTGCGGTTTGTGGAACAGCAGAATGTATTCCGGGGAGCCGACACCCATCTTGGTGGCGTCTTTGCACTGCTCCGACCAGCCCAGCCGGTACGTCTGGTTGTTTTCCCGCACCACATCGGTGACCACGGTGATCATGCCGAGGTAGTCGAAGCCGTGTTTGCGGCCGTGGAAGATCGCCTCGGCGTGGAACGGGGACACTGTGGGCACGCCGGCGCCGGTGACGTTTCCGAACAAGATGCGGTCCTTGACGTGGCAGGCGTAGATACGGCCCGGCGCGAGGATGCGCAGCAGCTGCGGTGTGAGGTAGTCCATCTGCGCCCAGAAATGCGCGTTGTCGTCGGTGTGGCCGAAGTCGTTGTAGCTCGGCGTGTACTCGTAGTGGTTGGAGAACGGAATGCTAGTGACAATCAGATCCACCGAATCGTCTGCCATTCTCTCGGTTTCGTGAACGCAGTCGTTGTTGACGAACACCCATCCCTCACCGGATGCTTCGATGCGCTCACATCCGATGGAGCGTTGCAGCGCTTCCGAAATTGCCTCGGGGTCAAGTCCGTACTCATGAATGATGTCGGTCATCGTTGATGTCAACTCTCGGTGTTGTGCCCATTTCTCGCGGATGACCCGCACCACTTCCCGCTCGGTCTCGGAGTGGATCAAATGGGCTGTGCAGGGATGGGTTTGGCCGAACCGCTGAATCCGGTGCAAGCTCTGGATTAGATCGTTGAACTTGTGCGTGATGCCCATGTACACACAGGTGTGGGCCTGCTGCAGGTTCATGCCCTGCCCGAGCATCACTGGTTTGCCGATCAGCGCGTAGGTGTCGCGGTTCTTCCAGTCGGCCAGGCGGCGCTCCACCTCGTCCGGGTCGAGTGACCCGTACACCGATGAAAAGCTCAACCCAGCATCCTCGAGGGCCTTCTCGATGGCGCGCTGCTCGTCGTTGAGGTCGCACCAGATCACAATCTGGCCCTCGCCGTGTTCGGCGTGGTCGGTGACGATCTCGACCAGCTTGGACAGCCTGGCATCCAGCGAGCGACGCTTCTCCGCGGCGGCCTGCGGTAGTCCCAGGTTGACGCCTCGTACGAGCTGGCCCTGGCCGTCGCGTTCGAAGTCGAACTCATCGTCCGGTGGGTCGACCTCATGCCACTGCACATCCAACGGCGGCAGGTCATAGCCGGTGGCGTCATAACCCAGGTCAGCTGGGGATTGCACGAACGCGGCCCAGGTATTGAGCCAAAGCCAGAATTCGCGCTCTTTATGTGGGTAGAGGGTTAGGTTATTCGCCTTGGTGCTGTCCCGCTGGAACCACCTAGTGAGAGCCGCGCCGGTGTCCATCACCCCGAGATAACCCGCGTAGTGAATCAGCTCCTTGTACCGGTTCGGTGACGGCGTGGCCGTCGCGACGTACCGGTAGGGAACCGCGTCGAACAGCTCTAGGAACGACTGGTAGGTCTTGGACCCGAAAGACCGCAACACGCTGGCCTCATCGAGTGAGACGGCCGTGAACAGTGTCGGGTCCAACTTTCCGTCGCGGACACTCTCATAGTTGGTGAGATAGATTCCGTCACCACCGACTTCGTCTGTACGGCGAACGAACCGGGTTTCGATGCCTAGCATTTGGGCGTCGTGGGCGAACTCGATCCGCACCCCCAGCGGCATCACGATCAGACCTTTACCACCGCCATGCTTGGCTAGCGACAATCGCACGATCTCCAGCTGCATCACGGTCTTGCCCAATCCGAACGCCGCGAAGATCGCCCGCCGCCCCCCGGCGACCGCCCAGCGCACCAGGTCACGCTGGTGTGGCAGCAGCATCGGGTGAACGTCATCGGGGCCGACTTGATGCCCATAGGTGTTGTCGAACCGAGCCTTGGCGGCTACAAACTCGGTATATGACACGTGGCCGGTCACTTCGCAGCCTCCACAGGGTTAGGTATCCGGTAGGTGTTTCCGTCGTCGTCGAGCAACACCCAGTTGCCCCTGTAGAGGACGGGAACAGTGATGGGGGATTGGGATTGACGAACGAGCCAGCCGTCGGCGAACGCCTGCGTCCGATACGACTCCACATGGCGGTGACAGGAACCGCAGAGCCAACCACCATTGGACGCCACGTTGGTGTCGTCGCGGCGAGAGCCGCCGAGACCACGGGGCCTGCGATGGTGTGCAGTAGCGTCTGAGGCGTACTCGTTGCAGCGTTCACAACGACCGTGAGCACGAGACCAGATCAGTTCCTTGACTTCCGGGGGAAACCCCGTGAACCGGCGGCTCATGATGCTTCCGCCTGCCTGGCTTCCAACACCTGCGCCCGGGCCGCCAACGCCTCCTGAACCGTAGGACCATCAGCGACCCCAACATTCAACAACTCACCGGCCTTCGCGTCCCGCCACAACCCGGTCAACACATCCCGAGACTCTGCAGCCGCGATCAAATCCATCAGCTCCAGCACCCGATCCTGAACCGACTCCAACTCCCGCACATGGGCGGTCTTCGGGTCGCACTTGAGAATGTCGAACACCAGTTGTTCCAGCGTCAAATCCGGGACGCGGCGGGGCTTGTCTTCGCCTGGAATGATGCCGGCGTGGACCGAACGGGCACCGATGATCTGCGGATGCTCACCCCGGTTCAACCTCACCCACACTGAGGCGTCGAACGCCAGATTCTTCTGCCCCTCAACCTTCCACGTCCGCTGCGAGGTAGGTTTCCCGTTCTCCATCGCCACCTGATCAGCACCACGGGCGATCATGACCACGATCCCGGGGAACCGCATCAGGATCCGCATGAGTTCTTTGTGGCGGGCGGTGGCGAGATTCCACAGGTCAGTTGATATGACGATCTCCGCTTCAGGATCGCGCTCAAGCTTTTTCAGGTTTGCCTCGCGCCGACGGGCCTTGTTATCGACCCACTCTTTGAGGTCGTCCCATTCGGCGGTCATCGAGTCGATCACCAGCACAACGGGTTTCTCCCCGGCGTCGATGGCACGCTGGGCTTCGTCTCGGGCGGCGCGGACTTGCTCCATAATGGAGGTCCATGTGCCGTCGTGTTCGATGACTTCGTAGCGGGCACCGGGGATTGCCCCGTACTCGTCGGCGGCACCTTCAGCCCAGTCGATCCACAAGGTGCGGCCGACCCTGTCCGAAGATGAGAGGACCGCTGCGGCCCACGATTTGCCGGCCTTCTCTCCACCTTCGACGAGGATGAGCGGCCATGGGACAGCGCCGGTTGGGGGACGGGTTTTGAGGGTCATTGTTCGATCTCCTTCAACCCGGACACCCCGAGAGCACCCCGAGCCAACAAACCAGCGATCGTCACATCCGAGTCATCCGACAACTTCACAATGGGATACGGGTCACCCTCAACAACATCGATCAGCCCATCGATCACAACCCCATCGACGTCAACGAACGCGCCCTTCTTCGCTGCGTCGTCCAGGAGTTGTTTGAGGAATGCGGGTCGTACGCGTTCTTCGACTTCGATTTCGGTGGGGTAGTTCGCTTTCACGTAGGCGAGCAGTGCTGTTTCGGATGTGACTTTGGCGGTTTTTCGGCCTTTCGCCATCGACACGTGTCCGATGACTTGTCCGGCGACGACGGCGGCTTTCCGCTCCCCCGCCAGTAACCCGAGTTGTTGTTTGGCTTCTGCTTTCCATTGCTTTAGCCGGTCTTCCAACCATTTGCAGAGGGCGAGTGTGGCAGTCGGGTCACTCATTCGGTCACCTCCGCAGCAGCAGCGAGAAGAGCGGCAGCCAGTTCGCGGGCCTCATCGGGCGAATACTCCCGGCATTCCTCATCTTCGATGTGTCCGAACCCGTTAACCCGCAGCCAGTCGGATTCGCCGAGGGCATCCCAAGCCGCAATGAACCGCAGGGTTTCGACAGATCGACGGGTTGGTTCGGGGAGTTCTATGAGGGCGATGCGGTTCGCTTTCAACGCTTCCAGGAACTCTTCAACACAGCACTCGGTTTCGTCTTCCGGGTAGGTGTCGTCGAAGAAGTGGTCACGGAACATCTGCGCGATAGTCGCTTCGATACGTGTCTGATCACTCATGCTGTCCACCTGTCTGCGATCCTGTCCAACGACCAGATCACCGCATCCACACGGGACAGGGCCTTGTTCACCACATCCAGGTTCAACTCCAGCGCTTCGCGGTCCAGGAACTGCAAAGGTGGCCCCTCAGAAAGCAACTCATGCAAAGCGCACCGCGCGTCATCAAGGGCGGCTGCGCCGGCTTTCGCGTCGTCCCTCGCGGTAATCACCCGTGTATCAACAACCATCAGTTTTCGTCCTTGTCTCGATATTCGGAGCAGTGGCAGCGTTCGTGTCCGGCGGGGCCGTGGTAGTTGGTGGCTTCACAACTGGTGTCCCACACTTGGCGGAACCGATCCCACGCATACCTGTGCCAGGACCGGTTGTGCCCACATACACACATCACGACGCCTCCCTCCGCGACCTAGTGCGTTGACGACGCTGCGCAAGGATCGCCGCCTGCCGGCACGAATCAGAGCAGTACTTGGTGTGAACTCGGGAGGTCTCAAAGTCTTCACAGCAGACTCGGCATACGACTGTGAAAATTTTCAGGGCGTCCCGCTTGTCCAGGATCGATCGATGCGACTTCTTCAGGCATGCCGGTGAGCAGTGGTCACTGACGCCGATGAAGTGCCGACCACACGAACGGCACTCACGCGAGTGACGCTTGCGGGATTCTTTTTCTGACTGGCGTCGGCACGCCATCGAGCAGTACACCAGGCGAGTGCGATAGGGCTGGAATTCTTCTCCGCAGCCTTTGCACACCTTCACTAGTGGGACTCGTTCTTCTCGGCGAGCCTGCACCAGTGGTCGGCGTTCACGCTCGGACAGGCCGCCGAAGATGCCGAACTGTTCGTTGTTGTCCAGCGCCCACTGAAGGCATTCGTCCCGGACGTCGCACATACCGCAGATCCGCTTTGCGGGTTTCGCGTTTACTCCCTTTTCGGGGAAGAACAGCTCGGGATCGACCTGGGAGCACAACGCTTGGTCACGCCACGCGTGCTTGTCCTCAACAGGGGCGAGCATGAATGACAGGTCGATGATGGTCATGCGATAGCTCTTTCCATGCGGGCGATCACTCGCCATTCAGCGCACTGCCGGCGGTCCCAGCCACGACCGGGGAACTTGCGGCGCAACGCGGTTCGACTGCACCCCACCGTCGCCGCGGCGTCCGTGTAGGAGGCGCCGTCGTCGAGCAGGCGGGCCGCCTGGGCCAGGACATGTTCAGGGATGGGGTCGTGGGCTTCGCCGCGGCTGATGCCGTGCCGCACCCTCACCCGTGACACTGTGCGGTCGGAGCATCCGACTTCTTTGGCGATGTCGCCGGTGGTCCAGCCGTTCCACGACAACGCCACGATCCGCTCCACCACCCACTCCGGGAGTTTCGCGCCCCGCCTCATGCGACACCCCTGTAGCGGCGGATGAACGAAATCCACTCAATCGACTGCTCACGAGTCCAGCCCTGGCCGCGGAAATGCGCCGAGATCGTGGCCTGCCCAACACCCAAAGTGCGGGCCACCTCGTTCTGCGAAGCACCATCGGCCAGCATCCGCGCCGCTTCCTCCAGGATCTCCGTAGACAGGGCGGGGGGTTTCGGTTTCGCCACACCCGTCTTCGCGCGGGCACGCTGCACGGTGCGGTGGTGGCAGCCCAGCTGTTCGGCGATTTGTGTGGCGGTCCAACCCATGCGGGTCAGCCACGCCACCTTCTCCACCTCAACGGGGGTCAGGACACGGCCGGTCATGCGCCCCACCTCTGCGCCCGGCGGCACTCATTCGAGCAGGTCTTCGCATACGTGCCCATGAACTCGCCGCCGCACTGCGTGCAGATCTTCAGGGACGGTTGTGACCGCAACGCATTCGCGGCGCGTTTCTTGCATTTCTGCGAGCAAAACCTTGCCCTGCGGGTGACCGGCTCGAACACCTCACCGCACTGCAAGCATTCCTTCTCGGTGAACCGTGCCGGTTTCACCGGGGGCAGCTCGCCACGCTTGATGCGGGCACGTTCCTTCTCTGAGAAGCCGCCCCACACGCCGGCCTCGTTGTGTTGCAACGCGAATTTGAGGCATGGTGCTTGGACGGGGCAGGTCCAGCAGATGCGGCGGGCGGCGTCGTTGGTGTAGTGGCCGGATTCGTTGAGGAACCAGATGTCGCCGTCCTTGTGGGTGCAGATCGCGCGGGAACGCCAGTCGCTGGTGTGGACTTCTGTCAGTTGGATGAACGGGGAGTTCGCCATCACGCCCACCCAGTTCCGCTCAGGTGTTCAGGGCAGAACGATGCGGTGGCGGCACCCACGAAATAGCCTGAGTCATACAGGTTCAGGTTGGAGTTGTCGTGTACGAGGATGGATGCTTCGTACATGGTGGCGCCGGTGTCGAGGACATCGCAGATGGCTTTTCCGGCGTTGATGACGGCGGGTTTGGAGCTGTAGGTGATGCCTTCGGAGTCGAGTGCCATCACGAACGCGTCGGACGTGATATCTGCTTTCGCTGCGGGTGCGGCCAAACCGGGGCCGATGATGCCTGCGGCGATCAGCAGCGGCATCGTCCACCAGTACCGCCAGGACTTCTCGTTGCGCCTCATGCTGCGTCTCCCTCGGTGAGGTAGTCACGCAGCAACCCGACAACGGCGTCGCCGTTCATCTGCTCCCACACCGTGGGTTCGTTCTCCCAATGGTGCGGCGGCAGGAACGGGCGGAACCACGACACACTCTCGGCGTGGATCAACACCAGCTCCGCCAGGTCCTCCAGTTCCTTCAATAGGTCCAGGTCAGCCATGGGGGCGTTGCGGGTGACGGGCAGGTCGGCCCAGGTGGTTTGGTGGTTGTCCCACCATGAGGGTTTAGAATCTCGATCTAGCATCGGAACCTCTCCTTAGTTGTGTGTTTCCGGTGTTAGGGCCGTCGTCCCGCGCAATGGGGCGACGGCCCGCCTATCTCAGAACAAGCCAGCGGGCTCGTCGTTGTTCTCCAGAAGCTTTTTGTCGGCCCGGTAAGCCATCTCGCCTTCAATGGCGCTCCACGACGCCCCGGTCCGGTACACCTCGGAATTACGGATGCCACCACGGGTAGCGCTTCCCAGGATCCGGCCAGTGTCCCCATACCAGGCGGTTACTCGTCCATCGGCTCCGTGCTCCATACGGTCGAACGAAGGCAACTCTTCATCGGGGATAGCGGCGAGGATCGCTTCGATCGCGGCTCGTGCTGTCTTCAGGTTCATTAGTCCTGTGTTCCTATCTATCTCGGGGTGATGCGGTAGCTGTCCAGCAGTGATTGGGCGACCATTTCGGGGCTGACCCCGTAGGCGCCGGGCGCTGTCGTGTACCACCTCAGGTGCAACTCCAGGTCCGCGCGGCTGACTTCGGTGTGCTGTCGGATCGCGGCGAGTTCTTCCGCAGTGGCGGTGTCCAGGAACTCCCCCAACTCCATGAACTCGTCATCATCGAGAAATTCGCGGGCGACGCCGCGGCAGTACTGCTTGGTGGAGTCGATGGCGTCGTGTATCCACTTTGGCGAGTTCGGCCCTACCTGCTTGTGCAGTTCGTCCCAGCCGTTGGAGGGTCCCGGCGCGGGGGGCGGGGGAACCATGCCCGCGCCGGGACCAATGTCACCCACCGAGACGGGTGACTGGTCTGCCGAAACCCGACGTTCGGCAGAAGAACGAGGCTCGTGGACTTCCACTTCAGCCTCCACAGCCACAAGAACATCCCCGTAGTCCAGGCCGAAATCCCGACCCAACGCATTCGACATGGCCTGCCGCTCCAACCTCGCCAACCACGGATCCACCACAGCACCCACCAAAGCAAGCCCGTCATGAATCACGTTGTTAAACCTGGCATTCAAACGCTCAACAAGATTCACCGGTTACTCCAATCCGGGCCGAAGGGGTGGGAATATCCCCACAGGAAGCACGCCGCTGTCGGTCGGCTGTCGTACAAGCCGTCCCAGAACGCACGCGGGGCCATCAGCAGAACCACCTGGGGAACCTGAGCGGCAACGACAACGGCCACGAGAATCCAGAGCAGACCACTCACGCTGTCTCCCCCAGTTCTTGTAGCCGGCACCTCAACCGCGCGTTTTCTTCACGCAACGCCTCCAACTCCGCAGCCTCACGCAACTGACGGGCGTCGAACTCCGCCAACGCTTTCCACACCCCATACGGGCGAGTCACTTCACCCGACAGTTGGCACACACTCCGATGCTTAGGAGCAGACGTACTCACGAAGCCAGCCTCCGCCGCGACCGGGCCGACAACCCATCAGCCAACGACACCGGTTCCACCGGCTCCTGCTGAGACACAGGCGAACCACCCGAAAGCCACTGCTCAATATGGGCGTCCGTCATCACCCACACACTCCGCGACAGCTGCTTCCCCGGAATCTCGCCCTTCTTGAGTCGGCGCTTCATCCACCGAACCCGGTCCTTCATGTGAGGCAGGTACTTGTCTGCCACCTGCTCCACGGGGTACGCCTCGATCATCTCGCTCCCCCTTTCGGTTTCGACACAAACAGTGGTTTCTTCGGTTTCGGGAAGTGCTGCACCTTCGGCCTCGGCCTCGCGTGGAAAGTCATGTCAGCCTCATCGCGTTTCGGATGATGGTGAGCTGGTCGATCAGGTCCGTGAGTTCATCGGCGGTGAGAAGGACATCGGCGTCATTTCGGTAACCGGCAACATTGAGGTAGGCCAGGTCGGTTCCGTCGTAGTTCCCTAGACCGATGGTCACACCGCCGTGTGACTTTTTGATCAGACGCTGAGGTTTTGAGTAGAAAGAGAAGCTCATGATTCGGGCCACACAATCCGGCTGGAACGCTCAACCACCGCAGTAGCCCCATAGGACTCGAGAAGGTCGGCCCGCTTCTTAGCTGTCGAGTGCGACCCGTACACCTTGTTCGTTACCGGCCACACGAACTCGTCGGTGCCCATGATCTGGGTGTAGTTGCCAACCGGGCGCCACCCCGGAGGACGCCAGCCGGGGGTGGGTATCCAGTAGTCAGCGGCCTCGTCGATGCACTCGAAAGAGCCCTTCGGGTAGGAGATCACACGAACCCGGTAGAGGTAGTCACCGGTGAACTTCACAGGTATCCCTTCTTTCTCGGATCGACTCGAAGCTTTCTCCGCATCTCCCTACATGCCGCCAGCGTTCGTCCGAGCATCTGCGCGGCGTCGGCCAGTGAAAGAGTCTCGCGGCTAAGGATTTCCAGCTCTGGACCAGTCCAGGTATCTCGATGGTGATGCGCGAAAGTTCTACTTCGCTCGTTTTGCAGCGCTTCGTGCTTTGCGTAATACTCAGCTGCGTCGACATACTTGGATCTCGCAGCGTATGCAGCAGTTCGGCACGGATCGCACCGGCATGCCCAGTGGTTGTAGCCGTTGGCAGTTCCGTGCGGAACCTCATCGCGTGGACGAGTCTTCAGTCCTGCACGATATTTAGCCCTGTTCTTCTGCGCCGCGGCCTTGCAAACTTCGCAGCGACATCCCCAATTGTCGTAGCCGCCGATTCCGTGGGTGAAGCCCGTATACGAACCCTGCAGCTTTTCACGGTTCCGCTCACGTCTCTTGCGTGCTTTCTCGCGATTGACCGCCTTGCACATGTCGCATCGACACCCCTTGTTGTAGCGGCTCTGGCTGCCTTTGCATGACGGGTCGCTACTCACGCCGGATCACCGCCCCGCAGCTCGCGCGGCAGCACCAACGTGCCGTGATCGGCGACGTACTTGGTGATCCGCTTCCAGGCGTAGTCCTGACCAGCAGGCGTCAACTTCCCAACCGCATACGCGTATCCGTTGCGCGCAACATTTTTGTGGGTGAACGCCAACCCTCGACGCTGAGCGTCAGCCGTGGCGTGCCCAGTGTCGGAACGTTCCCCCCGGATGAACAACCCGATGTGCCCGAGGAACCGCAACACGTCAGCCTGCTTGATGGCCACGTTCTGCTTGACGCCCCACGCCTGGACCTCACGCGCGAACTCCTGCCGATGAATGTCGGCATCGGAACCGGTATGCGCCTCAGCCTTCGCGACCAGTGGCGCGTCCCGCTCAATCGCGGCGGCCAACATCTTTTTCTCGGCCTCGACGGCGACGAGCTTGCGCGCGGTGTCGGCGAACATCTCCGTCATCGCCAACAACCCCTCAGGGGTGGTGATGTCCGGAACCGACGGCTGCACTTCCGCTTGCCGGGTCTTGACCGCGAAGTAGGTCTGCGCCGCGGCAACCTCAGGCTTGGATGGCTGACCGTTCATCGCGATCAGGTAGGCCGCGAACCGAGTGACGTGATAGTCGGTTTCGGGCCTCCCACCAGTCTTTTTAACCGTTTGGGTAAAAAGGGTGCGGACGTTGAACCCCTCGCTTGCAGCAGCCGTCTTGGCGCGCTCGATGATTGGTTCGAACTTCTGCCACGACGAGTAGCCCATCTGCTCCATGAGCCAGCGAGCAGACCAACGGTCCTCGCCACCCTGCGGGCACGGGATGCGTCCGGTGTCGAACGGCGACATTGCGCCGGTATGATCGAGTTCTGACATTCGAGCGTTCCTCTCGGTGTCGGCGCCCTCGCCTCTGTCCCAGGCGAGGGCTTTTCTTATGCGGCGAAACGGGCGCGGGGCCTCGGCCGGTAGGCGGTCGTGATGGTGCCCGGGGCTAGGTGGAAGAACTTTTCGATGGCGGCAAGCAACTCGGGTGATGCGCCACGGCGGCCAGACTCGATCGCGGACAAGGTTCCGCGGCTGGGCGGCTTTGCGTCCGCGCGGCCTTCCTCTTCCCAGATCTGGCCGATTCCTACTGCGAGTTCGTCAAGGGTCACGTCGGCGACTGCACGCAGCGCCCCGATGGGTACGTGCGGTGGAGTCCTGAGTGGGCGGTCGGCACCGCTCTTGGTTCGGGAGAATTTTGAGCCGGTTGGCATGTGTCCGAATGTACGGCAAACATTGGGGACATGCAAGGCATGATTCGGCAAATGTTGGTCTAGCTGGGCAAACGTCAACATTCGCGCAGGTTGGCGCTGGAATTACACGCAGGTCGTTAGCCCAACGTCAGTTGTGTTTGCCGAACATTTTCCGGATGATTGGCGCATGCCAAAGAAGACACAGACCGGCCCAGCGCAGGCCGACTGGGAACGGCTCGGCAAGATCGTCCGAGCCCGACGCGAGTACCTGAAGCTCAGCCAAGCCGAGGTTCAGGAAGCCGGAGGACCATCCGATGTGGTGCAGTCACGCATAGAGAACAACGACGCATCGAAGCCGCGGCCCCGCGGTTCAACGCTTCGAATGCTCGATGCACCACTGCAGTGGGAACCCGGCTCAACGATCGAAACGCTCAGCGGAGGAGACCCAGTGCCGATCGGAACCAACACGTCGGTGAAGAAAATCAGCGACGCCGATCTGGTTGCAGAAATAACCCGCCGATTACAGGAGGCACGTCATGTCATGGAAGTTGCGTCGCAACAGAATGCACCGCGCGAAACGCATCAAGACCAGGAGGAAGCCTTAGGCGCCAGGCCCGGTGAACCGCCGCAACCGCGCCAGCCTAGGGCCAGCGAAACAGGCCCTGCGATCCACGCCCACGTCGCCAGGAGCGTCCGGGCGCGTCAACGCCGCAAGGACTAGGCGCGCCCGGTCCAGCGACCACATTGTTGGCGGGCACTCATCCATCGCGTTCAAAATCCGCGCCAACAGAGTGTCGAGATCGTCATCAAACATGGGCTGCACCTACCGAAATGAACAACACCGGCCACCCCTCGCAACCGGATGCGTAGACGCTAACGGATCGTTGCCAAGATCGACACACGAAGCCTACAAATGGGAATATTACGATTAGATAACCGACAGTGCGTCACGTTTGCCAGCCCCTCACCAGAAAGCGCACACATCCATGAACAACAACACCAACGCAGTCTCGCTGGGAAAAGTGATGGCCGCCGCGCTCGGCGTCCTCGTCCTTGTCGCCCTCGTCTCCGCCCGTGGCGACAAGGACGACGACGCCACAACGCAAGCCGCCACAACGTCAACCACCACCACAGCGCGCGTGAACCCGTATCGGACCATCCCCGGCGACGGCACCCACAACATGGGCGGCGCCGACGGATACGACTGGGGCACTTACACCGCCACCATCCCACCCGACTCCCCCGGCTGCACCTGGGCCATCGTCAGCGTCTCCGAGTATCGCGGCGGCGAAACACTCCGCGAAGGTGAAGCATCATCCGGCACCGTCCGCGCGAACATCCAACCCGACGGGGTGTCGTCGTGGACCGGCACCATCAACGGCGACCACCGCATCATGTTCCGCACAAGCGGCTGCGGAGCCTGGACTATGACCGAGTGAGGTCGACAAACACAAAAAGGCGCCCTACCAGGATCTAGATCCTGGTAGGGCGCATCTGGGTCTTAAAAGTCCCCCAACAATCCGTCCATAAACTCCGCCGCCACCCGCGAACTCGTCCGATCCACATCCGTATACGTGTCCACCGTGATCTGAATCGACTCATGACCCAGCTGGCGAGACACAATCGTCACCGGTGTCCCGCCCGTTAGCTGCCACGACGCATACGTGTGCCGCAAATCGTGCGGAGTAGGCCGCGGAACCAGACCAGCCTTCTCCACAGCCGGATTCCACACCCTACGCAGAAACCCCGGATACCTGACCGGACCACCATCGGTATTGACGAAAACAAACTCGTTCGACAAGTCCAGCCGCTCCAACAACCTGGCCGGCACATCCACCGTGCGGCGGGACCGTTTCGTCTTCGGCGGCCCCAACACATACCCGGCCGACGAGTACTTCCACGCCTGCCGCACCCTGATCGTGGACGTCTCCAAATCCACATGCTTAGGCTGCAGCGCCGACACCTCACCCCACCGCAAACCGGTCGACACCATGAACTGAACCATCATCTTCCAGTGCGGTGTCACCGCGTCGCGGAGCCGGTCGAACTCGGCGTGGGTGAGCATGCGGATCTCGTCGTCGTCCTCAGCGTCCCCACGGGGCAGGCGCCGGCCCGACGCAGGGTTGGTGGACAAGTATCGGGGGACGGCGGCGTTCAACGCCCCCGATAGGAACCCGTATTTGTTGCGGAGAGTCTTCGGGGCGTGCCCGTTGCCGTCGCGGCCGCCGGTGGTTTCCATGACCTTCACCCAGCGGGCGATGTCCTCTTCGGAGAGCTTCGACAAGGGGATGTCGCCGAGGTTCGGTTTGATGTCGTTGGCGAGGTACTGCTCGTATTTGTCGATCGTGTACTGCTCGACGCCGGTGAGGTGGTCGATGTGGTGGCGGATCCATTCGGCGACGGTCAGCTCGGACTTGGTTCCTCGCGGTGTGGGGTTGATGCCGTGCATCTCCAGGGCGCGTGCAGCACCGTGGGCGTCGACGGCGGCGGCGAAGGCGTCTGCTGCTTTGCGATTGTCGAAGGTGAGTGCGCCTTGTGCGCTTCCTCTGCCGCCGAACCGGTAGGAGACCAGGTAGGCGGTGGTTCCGTCTTTGCGGACCCGCTCACGGACTGATGCCATACCCGGATTCTATCCGTTGTGATGTCATCGGTGCTGTCAGAGTCTGTTTTCCCTGGTCAAACGTGGAGCTAAGGGGATTCGAACCCCTTCGTGTACTGGGGAAATAGGCGTTTAGCTGCGGAAAAACATGCATGTTATTCCTGTAGCGACCTGTTCGGACCTGTAGCGACCTGCACAGACCTGGAAGCGTGCTGTCAGTGACAGCACGGACAACACGCTCCCCTGAACCCCTCTCCGGTCGTACGATCTGTCAATGGGGGATAAAATGGACCCGACTGAGCTTGCTGGTGTTGCTGACGCGGACACGATGAGCGCCTACGCATGGTCGCGAGAAAAAGGTCCCCCCGGGGTATTCACGCGGGAGAGCTGTCCTGATGTGTGGTGGTTGTGAGGTTAATTCGGATGACACCGTTTACGGCATGTGCACCGCTTGCGGCTCCATCGAGGTCGCGTTGACGCAGCCCACTGGCAGTCGGAACCTGAGCCACATAGGCGAATCAACCACCTACCCGACCGGCCACGGATGCGAGATGTGCAACTGATGAACACCGATGATCGTTGCGGCCGGTGCGGTCAACCGTTCAAAGACGGGGAGACAGTGATCGACACCCTTCCCCCAGTGCACCACACATGCCCAAACATGGATGCCTCCGCACGATACAGAGCTGCCCGAAACCCCAAGCACTCCGCCCTCGGCGAATACCTCTACCAGTGGGAAGAAGCCAATGGGTAAGAATGACTGGACCACATGGCGCAATCTGATCGAGACAGAACTGTCCCAGTATCCGGGAGAGACGCTAATTCATGTCACGCCCGATGAGTCAGTCCTCGACGTGACGTTTTATGCCGGGTATGGAAGTCCGGAGGGTCCGGGGTTTACTGCGTGGACTCAGAATAGGGTGCTGTTTTCCGTCTGCTACGACGGTGCCGAGTGGGTTGGGTCAGCTCCTCGAAATCCGTGCGAAGAAATCTCTGGCCCTGTCGGAGGCTGCTGACTGTAGACATGACGAAAGAGGGCCGCCCCGTTTGCACTGGAGAGTGTGTGCAAGCGGGGCGGCCCCGTAACTTCTCCTGAAGTTCGATGCTTCACAAGGCGTGGATTAAGCCAGGACGTGAACCAGCAGTGCGACGATCATCCCCGCGACGACAGCCAGCCACACCGACCGCCACAACTCCAACTGCGGATCACTCATCATCTGATTCGTCCCAGTAACGATTCACCAGGCCCTCCGTCAGATAGTCGGGCTGGCCTACGGGTGTGATGATCGTCGTCGCACCCAGGTCCATCCGGTCGCCGGTGATCCGCTCCAAGCCGGCGACCACAACGTAGTGCGCGACCTGCCAGCCGTCGCCCTGCGCATCCAAACTCTCTTGGATCGCAGCCCGGACAGGATCGGCCGGCCTCACAGTCGCACCCACGTTTTGAGCGCGTCCCACAGGAATCCCACCGTCACAACATGATCCAGGAACGTACACACTCGAACGTTCACATCAAACCCCTCTCACAGCGCTCATGCGTTCCGGCTCGATGGACAGTCGTGAATGCGCCCCGCAGTTGGTGCAGCGGCGCATCGTGTACGTCAACACATTCGCCACGTACCGCCGCGGGATCACCACCGTTTCACCACCGCACCGGTTACACACCATCAACCTGTCCTCGCCATCAACGAACAGTGCGGGATGGTTTTTGATGTGTGGCCGCAGGAAGTCGTACAACCCCTGCGTGGCTACCACATCGCCAGCGCAGTACGACACCAAGCGTTCCCGGTCCGCGGCGCTCTTCCCTGTCACGGCGCGTTCCATCGCGCCCCGGTCGTAGCGGTCAGTTTTGGCGGGCAGGCCAACGATCTGACAGAACGCGTCCAAACCTTTGAATGGGGCACCGGATTTGAACTCGCGGCGCAGCACCTTCAACGTGTCAACGGTTTTGAACGGAGGCAGCGGAGGTAACCCGGCCTCCAAATGCAGATCACCCTTCAGCCACGGCACGTCAGCTTCGTCGATGTAGTGGCCGACGACTATATCCGCTTGGGATAGCAGGTTGTGGACGCGCCGCAGGAACCGTTTGCGTCCACCTTTGTCCCATTCGGCGAGCTGGATAACCTCGGGCTGGTCATACCACTTGGCGCACACAATCGTGGTGCGCGGCATGCGGGTCACCGTCTCGTACTGCACGTACCGGTTCTTCAGGTCTCCCCTGCCCCACCAGTACTGTTCGGTGATCCCGGGGAGCCGTTCAACGTCGAGGATCAGAATTTTGTTGCGCACACCCTCGGATATGCGGACCTGACGTAGGTCGCTAGTCAGGGACATGATGGTTCCTCGCGTGGTGCCGCCACGATTGCGGATTCATGTCGGGCATGCCGTGTTTGATGAGTACTCGCAGCACGTCGGTGAACTGAACCTCACCGCGTTTGGCGGACTCCACCGCCGTGTTTATCTCTGCGCGTTCCTGTTTCGACCGGGCGCCCGCCCAGTCGCATGCGGGACATGTGCGGGGTTGCAGGCCCGCGAGATCGGCCAGTAGTGACATTCGTGCGCCCTTCTTTCCTGGTGGTTACCGGTCGCGGCGTTTGTCGCCTTCGATTCGTTCCAGTCGTTCGGTTCTCAGCTCCTCCCGCAGTCCGCCGATGTCGCGTTGAATCTGTTTGAAGCCGTCGCGCACCAGATCGCGTATCTCGTCGAGGTCGTCACGCATGTTGGTGTTATGGGTGTTGACGGTCTGCTCGTGAATCTCATCGGTTTTCGCGTCGATCTGGCGTGCGCGCTCCCGACCTTTGCGCTGCCCCCGAACGGTGAGTACGCCGACGATCCCTGTTCCGATGGCGGCGATGGTGGAGGGCAGTCCGATGATGAGCAGTCCTATCAGGTCGATACCGTCGTCAGGCTGGTACGCCGCGTTCACCGCTTCGCGCACCGATTCCAAGATCATGCGGCGGTGACCGCTCTAGTGGCCGACGCCGTTCCGGGGTTTCCGCGGCGTTCGGCGCCGATCGACATCAGCAGTGATACGACGGCCGCGCCGCCGGACACGGACAGCACCGACATCCAGTCGGTGGTCATCAGGTCGACTGCCCCGGCGCCGAGGGTGGCGATCGCGGTTTGGGCGAATGTGCGTATGGCCCGCTCGGCGGCGTCGATCCAGAATGAACGTGTCAGCATGGTTGCCTCCTATGTGCGTAGGTAGTCGATGGCGGGCTGGGGGTTGTAGTCCACGTGCGGGCCGGTGCGTTTCGCGAAGAACATGCCGGCGTCGAGGATCGCCCGGGTGATCGCGATCGTTTCCGGCAGCGGGGCTTGCGCGAGTTCGATCACTTGGGCCAGCAGTGAATCGGGGCCGGTGAACAGGTCGAGGTCGCGCACGATCTGCCAGATGGCGTTTCGGACCTCTTGTGTGTCGCCGGGTTCGGTGCAGGCGTACAGGTCGCCTTGGTGGGCGTAGTCGCGCCACCAGTCGGGGGTGTTGCGCATGCCGTTGGAGGACACGCCCTGGGTGTTGGATGGGGCCATTGGGGAGCCGCCGTGATCAGCCCACACGTGTCCGAGTTCGCGGTTCGGGTTGCCCCACGTGACCGCTTTACGCACATGGGGTTTCATCCATCGCAGGGATCCGTCTTCGGGTGCGATGTGGTTCATCCACAGCTCCGAGAGGACCACCGCGCCTTGCGAATAGCCCGCCATTGCGGTCCCGTGGGTTTCGATGCGTTCGCGCCACCGGTTGGCCTGGTTGTGCGCCTCGGTGATTCCTGCGGTGATGGATCGGCCCATCGGGAACGGTGCGGCGGGGTATCCGATGGGTTGCCACAGGTATTGGTCTTCGACGGCGCGTGCGGTGTCGGCGTCGGGGCCGACCCACCAGGGCACGCCGGTGCCGCACACGGTGAACAGGACTGGCCGGGTGTCGATGACGGGCCGGGATAGATACCCCATGACGTACTTGGTTTCGGCGTTGATAATCCCGGGGATGTAGAGCCCGTCGCGCAGCTGCCCAGCCGTGTTGTACCGGGATTGCATCTCGGCGACGACCGCGGTCATGGCCTCGTCGTAGAACTCGGTGTCGGCCAGCGTCGCGGCGTAGGAGAACTTGCGCCGCATGAACGCTTTGATCTTGCGGATCTCGTCGGATCTGTCCCCTGGTCCGAGGCCGACGTATTGGCCGTCGATGCGCATCAGTGGCCCAACAGTTCTGCTACCGCGTCCACGAGGGTTTTTCCGCCGAGCTGCGGCCAGCCAGTGAGGTTGTATCCGCGCAGTTGCCGCAGAATCTCGACGAGGATTTCGCGGTCGGTCCAGTCGTCCGGGAAGCGTTTCACCTTGGGCGGTTCAGGCTCGGTCTTGCCACCGTTGGCCCAGTGGTTGACCCGTTCGGCGAAGTAGTCCCACGGGAACCAGTCTCCGACGTCGGTGTGAGTGCCCCACTTGAACACGTCGGTCACCCACCGGTGGTCCGAGATGCCAGGTCGCCCATTCGTATACGGCGGTGGCACCACGAGCGGGGTGAAGCCGTACTTCTTCGCGTCCTGCACCGCGAGGTATGCTGCGACGTCGATTGCGTTGGACTGCTTCATCCACTGATCCCGCATCCAGGATGCTCGCGACCCCGCGAAGCACAGGTTGATGCTGATGCTGTTGGCGTTGCCCACAGACCAGGCGGCGCGGTCAGTGTCGACGCAATCGACCACCGTCACACCACCATCGGACGCTTGGGAGATCGTGTAGTGGTACGAGACGCCGTTGCCGTTCTGGAACCACTTCGCGAGGTTCTCGGCGGCAGCGTCCCCGCCGCCGCCTTCTTGGGTGTGGATCAGGAACATAGTGGGCTTGCCGCTGCGGGCACTGTTGTTGGCCGACCAGATCGGAAACTCGTTATATGCGGGCCGGTTTTCGGTCACAGGTTCCTCCGGTGTGGTTTCGTTGAGGGCACGTCGCAGCACCGACCAGGCTTCGTCCCACTTCTCGGCGTAGCGGTCAGGGAATGCGGATTGCTGGACTCGTTGCGCGAACTCGCCGGCCAACCTGGGGTTGTTGGCGGCGCGCCTGTAGTCGTCGGAGAGTCGTTCGAGGAACGTGTTGGCCGCTTGTGGCAGGGTCATCATGTTTTCCGCTGTGCCCCACCACGGCTCACCGTTGGGCCCGGGTTGCTGCTGGAAGTACCCCGACGACCGGTTGTCGTCACCGCGGGAGTCGTGGGGGTAGTTCTTCGTGGCGGGCACGCGGTCGTTGGCGGGGCACCACCACTTGCGGTCATCGCCGGTTCCGGTGCCGACCTCGGTGGAGATGGTCATCAGGGCAATGACGGTGGCGAGTTCATCGAGGCCACGGGCTAGGGAGACGGCGTGGACTTCGCGGGCGACTTGTTCGCGGGTGCGTAGCGGGCCTTCGGGTCGGAACCAGGTGAAGCTCATGCCGCCCTCTCGATCGGTAGGGGTTCGCCGCCGTCGCCGTCCGGACCGCCGCCTGTGATTGACGTCGGCGTGACGTGGACCTGGATGTAGGACGAGCCGTCCTGGTTGTGCACTGTGAACCCGACGCGCAGTTCGAGTTCGATCTCCATGCCGCGGTAGGTGACCTTCATGGCTTGCCGCCCAGCAGGAACGGGAATCTCGGCAGCCGGCCGATGATGTTGATGACCTGTTCTGGAAGGTTGGTCAGGTCGGGGAGTTTCGCGACGATCTGATCATCCAAATCGGACAGATCGGGCAGGTTTTCGGTGATCCTGTCGGCGATTCGGTCGGCGATCCGGTCGGCGAGCGGTCCGAACAGTTTGAGCAGGACGATGCCTAAGCGGTCCATGTCGGGGTCCTTTCGGGCATAGAAAAACCCCGCGCACTCAGGTGGTGGCGGGGTCGATGGAGTCAGTGGGTCAGAAGTCGGGCCGGTCGTCGATGAGTTTTTCGACGAGCGCCACGCTGCCGGTGGCGAATGCCCATGAGAGCACACCGGTGAGCACCAGGCCGCCGAGCAGGCCGATGCCGAGACCTGCCCAGGGGAACGGTTTTTCGATACCGAGGATGGTGTAGTTGTCGGGGTGGTCGGACATCAGGCCGCGAGTCCGGTGAACGAGATGGGTGCGGTCTGAATGCGGATAATGTCCCCTGACACGCCGCCTTTGGCGACCGAGGCCGCTGCCGAAGCCAGGAATACCCCGCCGGTGGCGGCGGTCCAGAACGACACGTGGCTGATGGTTTCGGTGGCGTTCAACGTGAACTCCGGGGTGTTGGACAAGGCGATCGCCCCGCCGGTCGCCGCGGCCCACGTGCAGGCCACGCGGGTGGTTTGGTTTGAGGCGTTGGCGGTGCCGTTCGCGCCGGGGTCACCGGTGTGCAGTTTGGCGTACACCGTCGCCGGTGGTGTCCAGGTGCTGTTGCGGAACGCGTGGTCGAGCAGCTCGTTTGCGAGTGTGGTGGAGATTCCAGTGGCCATCAGGGAGTCCTTTCGATTGTGGAGCGTCCGGGCAGACTGATGCAGGGCACGTCGCGGTCTAGGGTTCCGTCCGGGTGAAGTCGGTCGGCGAGAAAGTCGAATGCTGGTGCCAGCGGGTCGGCAAACGGTGTGTAGTCGTAGTCTGCGAGTTCGACCACGAGCGGATCTGTGGTGATGACCCGAGTTCCACAGGGCACGAACATCGGTTGGTCCAGGTTCAGTGTCACGGTCGTGGTCATTGGTATGCCCTAAACCACACGGCACCGGCGGCCCCGGCGCCGCCGCGGGTGCGTGATCCGAAGATGCCACCGTTGCCGCCCGCACCGCCGCCGCCTGGTGGGTTGCCTGGCGAGCCATTACCGGTCGAGGCCGCGCCACCGGTGTAGAGGGTGCCGTTGAGCGTTTGGGAACCCGCCCCCTCGCCGGTACGACCGGAATCGACGGTTCCGCTGCCGCCGTTGGCGGTGAGTGTGCCGTACCCCGGGGCGGTCACCGTGGAGGCGGTGCCGTTGTTGGGGCCGCCGAAGTCGGAGTTGGGGGCCTGGGCGCCACCCGGGCCCACCGTGCCGGTCAGTTGCGTCACCGACCAGGCAATGTGATTGCCCCGCTGCACGGTCGCCATCGCCCACTGCCCAGCTTTCCCGCCTTTGCCCTGCCGGTTGAGTGCCCCATCACCGGTCTGCCCCGACGCCCCGCCACCGAGCGCGACCGCATCGATGAAGTCGCACCAGCGCGGGAACGTGTAGGTGAACGCCCCAGGGGAGGTGAACGCTTGGGATGCTGGGGAGTTGGGTGGGAAACCCAGTGTGGCTGCGGTGACCGCTGCCGCCGCCGATGCCAGGTTGAGTACCCGAATCTTGGTCAGCGCCACCGCCGTATCGAGGTCGGCCACCACGGCCAGATCGACCGGCGCGGTGCGCCCCAGTGTCGCGGCGGTATCCGCGCCGACGGTGATGCCCGACAGGTCGACACCGAGCACCTTTTGCAGGGCGGCCGATCCGGCGAACACCGCGCCGGTGCCCGCGAGGTTCACATCGGCCACCCGCGCCAGCTCGACTGCGGTATCGAGGTCCAGTGTCAGAGGTGTGGCGATCGGGGCGTCTTTCTGCAGTGTCACGCCAGCGTCCACACCGAGGTTGACCGGGTAGCCCATCGCGGCGATCTTCTGCAGCGACACCGACGCTTCGGCCACGATCTGCACGTGCAGCCCGAGGGCTTTGAGCGCCTGCAACTCGGCGGCGGTGACACACGCGATCTCCACCGGGGCGTCTAGCCCGTAGACCGCCCACCACGCGGTCTGATGCTGCGCCGGGGTGGGGGCGGGAAGCTCAGCGAACCACGCTGTTCGGTGCTGCCGCTGCGGGACGGTCGGTGACGGTGACCAGGGCATCACGCCACCAGATCAGCTGCGACGTACCTGTCGATGTAGGCCGTGCGGTACGTCGTGAACGCGGAGACGTTGCGGTTGCCCAGGCCGAAGCCATGGCGACGCCACGCCTTGCCGATCGGCACGATTTCGTCGGTGTCATCCCACTCCGCACCGGGCACCGCGACACCGTTCTTGTACACCTTGTACAGCGAGCCGACCGCCCGGATCTCCAGGTCATCACCCGGCGCGAACGTCGTCGTCGCCGTCGCCCGCACGGTGCCCAGCGAGGTCATATTCGTGATGTTGGCGATCCTGATACGAAGGTTGCCCGCCGAGTTCGAGTCGAGGTGCATCGCCACACCCGACGTGCCCGTGTTGTTGCACCGCACGTAGGCGCGCGTCGTCGTGTACCCGTAGGTGTTCGCGTTGAACTGCGTGTCCAGCGTGATCGTCGCCGAGTGATCGTTGGTGTGCACCGGCGTCAGGCACAGCGCCGACCGCCAGTGGACCTCTTCGCCGATCGCCAGCAGGTCCGAGGCACAGTAGATCGCGCCGCTGTCGATACCGAACCGGCTCCCGGACGTGCCGATCTGCTGGAACGACGGCGAGGACCAGCTGTTCGTGTTCGACACGTCGAAGTTCATGCTGAGCGTGACCGGGCTGGCGTCCTCTGGTGTCGACTCCACCGCCTGGCCGACGCTCACCCAGATGCGGTGCGTCGCCGTGTGGTTCAGCGCCGACTCGGTGATCGTCTCGGGCAGCGTCGACTGCCCGGTCAGCAGCTCCGTCGCGGCCTGCGGGTAGATCAGCGCCGACGTGGTGATCGGCTGACGGCGGATCGCCGCCACGGTGAACGACCCGCCGACCGGCAGGATGCCGACCGCGAACAGCGCCCCCGCGTCCACCAGCACATCGGCCGGCAATTCGCAGGGCGTCTCGTACAAGCCCGCCCCGGTGGTGATGTCGCCCTTCATATCGCCGAAGTTGTGGACTAGCGCCATGTTCCCGGTCTCGGGGTCGATGGCGTACAGGCCGACGTACAGGGCCGTTGGCGGCGGCGTGTCGCCGCCCGCGATGAACCGCGCAATGTTGATCAGCCGGTCCTGCTTCACCCGAACCGCAGAAAGCGCCAACGTTCCGGCGGCGATCGTGTAGCGCGGGCGAGAGGTCACCGGCGTCAGCGTCAGGCTGGTGATGTTGTGCGTGTGCACCTCAACGTCGTCGGCGACGCTGGCGGTCCAGTTCGCGGGCAGCGTGCCGAGGTTGGCGCGCGCCGTGGTGCCGCTGACGTTGTACGACAGTTCCGGCACCAGCAGCGCGCGCGGGAACGACACGTCCTCAAACGGATTCGGAGTCTCCCAGTACGACACATTCTTCGGCGCGTTCGCCTGATTGGCCAAGGTGATCGTCGACTCTTGGGCAACCAAGATCTCCTGGCCCACCGAAACCATGATCTCCTCGACGTCCTGGCTAGTCTGGCCCGTCACCGCAGTACGTCGATACCCGCCCACAATCCGGTTCCACGTATCACGGATGTCATCGAACACATCCGCGATGGCGTCACCGGCGTCGGCCAGGTCGTCCTCGAGGTGCTCCACCAGGTCTTGCCCGATCTGCCCCAGCACCGCGCCGGGGTTGTGCAGCAGGTTGTTCGCCAACGTCGCGAGGTTCGCCAACGCTTCAGCCGCGTCCTGCACGCCATCCTGCGCGCGGTCGCGGATCCACTCGATCTCGTCGGACAGGTCGAAAATGTCGTCGAGCAAGTTGCCCGAGGGCGTGATGCCCAACGCCGACAGTGCTGATTCCACCCATGTGCGAACGAAATTCAGCAGCGACGTCAGATCCTCGGGCAGATCCTTGGTGAACGCCTGCGGAATCTTCTGCGTCGCCTGCAGATACACGTTGTCGAACTTGACCACACCACCGGTGGCCTCCGTGTCGACGACCCACTGCACCGACACATGGGTGACACCGGCGGGCACCGTGTAAGAACCCCCCGCGTTCAGCGGCCCCCACGGCTCAGTACCGGCCGGCGACTCATCTGAAGCCATCCACACCGCGGCCTGTGGGTTACCCTCGCCCATGTACGGCACGATCTCGACGCGCACCGCGTTCGACTCGGCCGCGGCCACGACCGACTCGTACTTGACGTCCGCGCCAGCCTTGAGCACCCAATCCTTGGCAACCGGTTGCGGCTCGGTACGACGAATCTTGTAGGTGCCGTCACAGGTCACCTTCGCGCATCCCAGCGGGCTGGAACCAGGGGTGCCGTCAGTCGCGTCGTGCTCGACGCCATCGCCCTCAACGATGGTGACCGGGTCATCGAACCCGCCCTCATAAAGCAGCGTGGTCGTCTCGTCGGTCAGCAGCCCGATCGGCAACGGGCCCAGCAGCGCCGGAATGATCCGCGACACAATGTTGAGGAACGGCTGCACGATGTTTTGCACGAACGACTGCCGAGCGGCGTTGATATTTGCGAGCGGGTTCGACAGATCGATGCTGCCGAAGAACGCCTGCAGGTTCGTGATCACCTGGAACGTGAGCGGCAGGTCGATGCCCTTGCCGTCGTTGAGGCTGGCCACGAAATCGTCCCACGATGCGAGGTTGATGCCGGCGACGTTGTTGATGAACGAGACGATCTGGTCGGGCAGGTTCGTCGCCCAATCACGCAACTGATCGAACGAACCCTCACCCGGAACGAATACGCCGACAACCGCGCGCACCACCCACGCCAAAAACTGCTCGATGAACTGCTCACCAATCTCAAGCAGCTGCTGAACAGTGAACGGACGCTGCCACTGCAACGCCGACTGCTCCGGGTGAATACCCGGCTCAGACGGCACCGCATGAGCCCACTCCGGCAACGGATCAAACGATGACGTCATGACAGCGGCAAAACCTCAACCGAAAACATCGACGTAGAAGCAGAAGTCGTGTACGTCACCGACCCCGCCTGACGTTCACACCGGAAATAGATCGTCGCCGGTGTACCGGCCGCCACACGGTCAAACCCATCCGATGAGCCCGCCGCAGGTCCCGAAACAAGCGTCAGCCGCTCCGATTGCGCCACACCAGGACACCGGCCGATCACGTTGCCGCCGGTCTCACCGTTCAACCGGGCCACCAAATCAACCCGAACATCCGCACCCTCACCGGTGACCACCGTGTAACCGGACACGCGGGGCCGCCAATCAAACGGCTGCGCCGGGATCGACACCTGAGCCAAAGTCGAGTTCGCGTTACCCGATGCAGTGTTGTTGATCGACGCCGGAACATACCGGTCCCCCACACGCTGCGCCGCCAGCACAAACCCATCAGCAGTCGAATTCACCACCGGCACCTGACCCGCAACAGGAGAAGGATCAACATCCGTCGGGTCCCACACCGCCTCACCATCCGCGCCCTTCGCGCCGGCGTGCAGCGCCAGGTTCAACCGGTACACACCCGGCGTGGATGTTCCAGGTGGCGTGATCTCAGTGAGCGACGCCTCCGCCGGGGTTGGATCGTCCGGGTCCAGCTCCGTCAGATTCACCGTCGTATCGAACGTGGCCGGCACACCCGGGTCGCCCTTCTCGATCGCGGGCACACCAACACCGATACCGCCCTGCGGACGCAACTGGAGGATCGCCGAACCCGCCGTAGGATCGACAGGAATCTCCACGATCCCCTCAAACAAATAGTGAGTCCCAGCAGGATTCAAGGGCCACGACATAAGGCACGCTCCATTCACATTGGGCGAGTTACAGAAAGAAAGGACGACTGCTGCTTATCCCTGAGGTGACAGCGTGAGGACCGACAACGTTTCAAAAATCCCCGTGATGAACCGCTGATGCTTCGCCAACGGGGCCTCCGACTTGCGTCCATCCCCCAACTGCGCGATCACCTTCCGCTCATCCTGGGAAACCCGCCACATGACGTTTTCGATGTAGTCAGTCACCATTCGGGTACGTGACATGAACACCAGCGACATCAGGCCGCCGCGAAAAACGTCCCGACCCAACGCATACTGGGCACCGTTGCGGAACTGCACCGTCGCCGTCGTCTTGCCCTGCGAATCAAACAAGGCGTTGATGAATGCGAACACCGTTTCGATGTTGTACGGCGCTGATGCTGTCGGATAGAACCGCTCGATCGCCGGATGGTACGGGCCAACTGCGTCACGGCGGTCGTAATGCTGAATCAACTGGAACGCCAGGAAGCTGTTGTTCAGGAACCCCGACAGCAGATCGGACGGTATGCCGGTGAATCCAACAACGATCATCAGCGAGTCGATTAGCCATGCGAAGGTGGCATTCATCAAGTCGTTCAACCACTTTGGGCTACGGCCACCAATAATGTGCTGCCAACCCTCAGGTGTGTGGTCAGTGATCGTGCACGCATCGATGCCGGTGTCCTCACCCGGCTCGGGGGCCACGAAATAGGCGTATGGCTGCTCGAAATCCACACCCAACGCGGGCGCATAGAACACGCCGTCCATGCCGGGAACCTGCTTGATGACAGGTTTGAAGATGTCCCCCAGCGACCCGCCAAGGTCAATCGTGGTGCGCAGCACCGAATCGAGCACGGTTTTCGTCGGACCAGTGATCTGCGACCGGTCCACTGTGGAAAACACGTAGGTAGGCTGGTCCAGGTTCGCCCACCTGTCAGGCTGCGGATCACCTGGAAGCCACAAATCCATGCGGGTATCCACACCGTACGACTGGGTAACGTCCTTGATGACGGCCTGAACGGTTTCCATCCGCACTGTGCGAGCCACCATCGGCGACGTGTCCAGCAGTGGATTGGTGCGTGACACATACACCGGGGTTCGCAGCATGCGGGTGAACGCCTGGACCGACAGCCCGTCCCGCGACAGGGCTTGCAACACGGTGCCGAACCATGCCCGGATATCCGGGTTTAACGACAGGCCGTTGTTGATGAACTCCAGCCACCCGGACTGCAACCGCAGAGCGCATTCTGCGACCATGTTCTCCACGACGGTTTGCAGCGCCCACACGAAGATCGCGTGCGAGAACGGCTGTGCCTGAATCGGCAGCCACCACGACGGCCAAATCACGTAGTAATTGAGGATGTCGCGGATACCGCGCAGTTCAGCGGTGCCGGTCCATGCGCTGTCGCGGTACTCGTAGGTGTGGTTCTTCGTGTAGAACGCATACCGCAAACCGGCTGTCTCGACGATGACACCGACCATCGTCTTTTTGCAGTCCATGAACAAAGGGATGAGAGGGCTGTTCCCTTTGAGGACGATCCGGCCGGTTTCAACATCGTTGCGCGGGTCAGCACCCGACGCCTCGATCAGGTCGCCACCAACCGCGCCCATCGGCTGCCAAAACTTGTCGCACACCGTGAACCGGAACGACGTGTCTACCTTCGATTTGCGTTCCGTCAACGCCCGCGCGGTTCGTGCGATCCTGTTCGGGTCGCCGGACTGGAGGGCGGATTGCCATGCGGCTGTTTCGCGTTCAAACTTCGACAACCGTCATCCCCTCCTTTCCTCGGTTCACAGGCGCCACAAATTCACCCACTACAGGGGCTACATCGGGTAGCGGCGCAACGGAGTCCCCGAAAGAATCACCTTCGAGTCAGCGTTGCCACCAACAATTTCTGTCTTCACAAAGAACTGCTGCGCCGGTTCGCCAGGTGACTTCGCGGGGATCGCCGCGTTCTCACTGAACCGGCCCGACAGGTACTTATAGAAATTGCCCTGCGGGGGAACAATCCCGAACAGCGACCCAATCTGGTCGGTGAACGCGTTCCGTTCCGAGAAGAACGACAACAACGACTTCACCGCCTGCTGGAAAATGTTCAACTCCTGCGGCGACGGCGGCACCGACGTCAAATCCTGCACCAACGTCGTCTGTGAGCGCGGGTCGGTACGTAGGAACACAATCTGATTGGGCAGCAGCGGACCAAACTCCACATACTCATCCGCGCCGGGACCGTCATACAACCGGAACGTGCCCGGGCCAAACACGGTCGCATCCCAATACATCGGCTGGTCACCAACATTGACCATCGACACAAACCCCGACTGGGTGACATTCGCATTGTCGCCAGCCGACACTTTCCGCACCGGAGCTGGTGTCGCCTGCGTGATCAACGCGCCACCGGCCTGCATACCAAACCCGATTCCCCGATAATCCGGGCCAAGCTCGCTACCAGTGCCGGTTTCCTTGTGCGACAAGATCGGCAACCCATTGCGCAACACTTTGAACATGCGCGGATCGCCCTCGTACCCGGCAACCAGGGTGAACTTCTCCCCAATCAGCGGGGCCACCAGAAGTGGCCGCTGAAACATCACCGTCTGCGAGAAGTTGTTGAACCTCGACAGCTTGATCCAGTTGCCCTGCACCCGCATGCGGATGCCATTACCGTCCCAGTCTCCGTTGCTGTCGCGGCCCATGCGAGCCCACAGGTCGTTCGCCCCACTATCAGGCAGGCTCCACTCTTGGAACCCGCCGAGCACCATCGACACAACCTGGTTATCGGTGTCGGTGTCGAAGTCTTTGTACGGCCCGCACACCACCTCGCGGGTATCCGTTGTCAGCGGATCGTCCGGGTCGTCCCGCCACCTCGCCTGGTCACCATTGGCGTAGATGTATCCGCCGCCGTCACCTTCGTAGTACAGCGGCCAGTCCGCGCCGAGGTCCTGACTGCTCGTGGTGTCGTAGTTGAACGTGTCGGTCATCGACTCGTAGTCGAACTGGAAACTCGCCGTGTAGTCGTAGGTCCGCCAGAACCCCGAATCGGCCCGCAGTCGCAAACTTTCGCGCTGCCGCTTTCCGATCTCCAGCGGTGCTTGCGGCGCGCCCTGGAACCACCGGACCGGTGCCCACCAGTGCCCCATGTCGTGGGTGAGGAAGTTCAACGTCGATTCCTGCTTCGCGTCGATCGACGCGACCAGATCGCGGTAGACCCTGCGCGTCCACTTCGGCGACCGGCCACGGCATTCCACCCCCACCTCAACCTCAATCGGGTCGTAGAGCGCATCAATATTGGTGATTCCGTCCTCGGTGGCGCCCTTCTGGTCGATGTGCTTCCACGGCGGGATCAACCCCTTGAGTGAGGTGAGGTGCACCATCTCCGGGGCTACAACCCGGTCAGGGACCGCCATCCCGCCCATCATGTGGAAAGTGATCGACTCGTCGTAGGCGTCGAGCCACATCATTGGCTTTTCACCCTTGGCGAGGTCATACCATCCGTGCGGGGTTACACCAGTGGCGGGGTAATGCTTCTTAGCCATTTACCCTCCCGGCATGACGTACTGGTTTTGCAGGTGATACGCGATGTCGCGGCCTGTTCCGTCTTCGGTGGCGCGCTGGTTGTTGACCGTGATGTTCGTGTCGCCACCCTGGTTGACTTGGGTTTGACCCTGGCCTGTGGCCTGTGGGTCGATGTCCTTGCGCTGCTGGGATGCTTGTCCGGCCAGGTTCGGCAACGCCGGGGCCGCACCAGCAATCCCCCCGGCAATGCGGGTGATCCAGTTGTTGTTCGCCAAATCCGAACCACCCGTAGGCAAGAACGTTTCCATCAACCCTTGGGCGCCGATCGCGGCGACTTGACCGCCGTACTCGATGGCACGGTTGATCAGCTTCACCCCAGTCTGCGCGGCCTGACCCGCACCCGGGGCCATCGCGTCCAGCGCCATACCACCGGCCTGCACCGCCATGCCAAGCGCACCACCACCGTCCATGCCGATACCACCGGAACCGGACCCGGCATACGGTGCGACGTTCGCCCCGATGTTGGTGGTGTTCGTCGGCCCGCCAGTGAACAGTCCTTGCGGTGCGCCAGCGGCCATCGGGCCGCCACCGCCGCCCGTGGTGGGCAGCGGGGCAGGATTCGTCGCCCACGCACCCGACGACACCGGAGCCGGCGGGTTATTCAACGCAGGGTTGGTGTTCTGCGGGCTGTACAACCCCGGCGCGCTAGCAGTCGCCGCTGACCCGCCAGGAACCGACGTCACCGGACGGTAATACCGCGACGTCAACGATGGATCGTCAGCACCCTGCGACCCTCCGAGCCCCCGCTGAGCTGCGGCAGAATCGCTACCCCAGTTAAACGGCGTCCCGCCAGGCAGCGTCGCCTGCATGTGACCACTGTTGAACGCGACCCGGAAGTCTCCAGGCCCACCCGACCCCGGCACAAACCCTCGGGACTGCAACCACTGATCAGCGTTATGTGTGGAAAGTGACCTACCCTCGGTGGACCTGCCATCGAGAATGTTGACCAGATCCTCAACAGCGCTGGAACAGTCGCCCAATCCTTTTGTGAGGTCGGCTGCTTGGACTTGCGCGTACCGGCCCGCCGGAACGTTGGCGAGTAGCGCCGCGTCACCGGGATAGGCACCGATCGGCGTCATGGACACACCGGTCGCACCGGCGGACGGGTAGGAGCCCCGGTCATACTGGTTGTTCTGGTACTGCGGCCCGAACACACCCTGCGCGCCGAGCACACCCATCAACCCGTGCCCGCCCTGAGTAGGGTTATAGGCCGAAATGGCCTGCAACTGCCCCAACAACGGTGCCGCAGCGAGGTTCGCCACGAACTTCGTGATGTTCTCCGCGATCCCCGCCAAACCCTTCGAGATACCGAAATCCTGATCAAGCTGGGCACCGATCTGCCCCAAATCCTTGGCATGCTTATCGGTTTGCTTCGTCAACTTCTCATACTGATTCGCGCGGGCCTCACCCATGCGCATCTCGGCGGCCTGAAGGTCACGTTCCGCTTCGATCACATCGTTACGGGCCTTGAGCCGGTCCTCTTCGGTCGCCTCGGTGGACTGCTCCAACTGGGCTGCGCGGGCACGTTTCTCCGCCAGTTTGTGGCGGGCATCCAGGTACGACGACTCAGCGGAGAACACGGCCGCGTCGGGTGGCATACCAGCAATCCCCGGCGGCAGCGTCGTGTCATACGGCAACACAGGCGCATCCGGCAACTTCGGGCCAGACGACGACGACCCGCCGGCACTACCCGCAGCGCCCGGAAACAAATCAGCCAACGGGCCATCCGCGGGTGCCCCATCCGAACCAGGCGCGCCGCCACCACGACGCCCGCGGCGATCCTCCACGGAAACATCCAATGGAACCTGACCGGGAAGGTTACCGAACGGGGACGCTGGACCGTTCGAGTTCGTACCCACAAGCCCTGGAATCGGAATGCCGCCAACCGTTGGCGTGCCAGGTCCAGACCCGCCGCCGAGCTGAGGAAGCGGAGACGGCTGCGGATCAACCCCCGTGCCGCCCTGAATGTTGCGGTCCCACCACTCACGGGCACTGCGACCCAACTGATCCGGCGTATTGGAGTGATTCCAGCTATCCGCACCTGGAATCGCGTTCTGAATGGCCTGTTCAATCTCAGGGCCGTTCTGCGCAACCAGGAACGCCAGCCACGCTGGGACCGCCACACGCGACAACGCGGCAGAGATTCCCTTAGCCGACTTATCGGCCGTCGCGGGAAGACCGGCCAATGTCGTGCTCACCGTTGAGAGAGATTGCGTCAGCGCCGTGATGCCAGCTATGGACTTCCACGCCACGAACGCGGTCACCACGTCCCCAACGCTGATACCGATCCGGTCGAGCATTTCGACTACGCTCGACAGCGCATCCCACAAATCCTGCGCAGTCTCAGCAGCTTCCTCGAAGGTGCGCTTGATGTCGTCCTTGTGCGCGACGATCCACGCGTTCAGGTCATTCAGCTTGTCGGTCACATTGTTGATCGACTTGGCAAGCGCGCCAGGACCCTCCGTCGTGTCCAGCGGGTCGCCGAACAGCGCCGAAATGAAGTTCGCCCCAACACGCCCCACAGCGGCATTCATGTTCGACAAGGCGCCGTCAACAGTGTCGGCCAGCTTCTTCGACATGCCACCGAACTGGCCCTCAATCGCCTGCACAAGCATGCCGAACGAAATCGTGCCGTCCTGCGACATCTTCTGAATCTCAGCGCTCGTCAGGCCGAACTCTTTCTGCAACGCCGCCTGAACATTGATGCCACGCTCATTGAGCTGCAACATTTCTTCGGCCTGCAGCTTGCCCTTGTTGAACACCTGGTTGAAGATGACGGCCAGGTCGCCGAACTTCTGCCCAGATGCACCCGCCGCGTCCGCGATCGCCGTCAACGCCGCCTGCAACGGGCGGCCCTGCTTCACCCCACCAGCAAGGAACTGCGTGGCAGCTTTCGCCGCCTCATCCAACGCAATCGGAGTACCAACGACGACCTCGTTGATATCCGACATGATCGTCTTAACCTGCTCGGCGCTGTTCCCCATCGCGGCAAGACGGTGCGACGTCGCATCAAGAGACTTGTACCTGTCGAAACCCTTGAACAGGGCAACACCGGCTGCTCCGATGATGCCTGTCGCGGCCGCGGTGAACGCGGTGCCCAACGCGCGGCCAGCCAACGCGCCAGCCTTCGACGCAGCACCCTCATACCCCGACAGTGCAGACGAAAACCGGCCCGCCACAGGCAACGACGACGCCAAAGACGAACCAAACGACGACCCAAACCCCCGGCCCGCCGACACACCATGCGACGAAAAACCATCCACAATGCGAGAACCCGCGGCCTTCGTCGCACGATCAACCTCACGTGACAACTGCTCACCAGCGTTACGGCCCGCAGCAGCAGCTTCCTTGGTGACGTTCTCGCCGATCGCGCGGCCAGCAGCCGAACCGCCACGAGCCCCAGCAGCGGCCATCTCACGCTCAATGTTCTTCGCCGCCACCGCAGCAGCACGCTCATCAAGACGAGAAATAATGTCCACGTAGATCGGCATCAGACACTCACCTCCCGTCACCAGCCGAACAGATCGGCCTCAACCTCACGCTGCAACTCGTGCGCCTCAACCGACGCTTTCGCTTTCTCCAACCGATCAACCGGGTCCTCGAAAGCGAACGGCTCATACGCCGCTTTACGGCTTCTCGATGCATGGAATGACGCCCTGAACCGGGCGATCTCGTTGTATGTTTCCGCCGCAATCAACTCCGACTCAGACCAGCGGCCCCCGCGAACAGCCCGCGCCACCGCGCCATTGACCGGCGCGAAATCCACATACAACTCCCGAACGCGTTCTTCAGCGTTGTCCACGAACCGAACCCCGAACAGGTCCAGCAACTCCAAACTGGACAACCTGCCCTGATGCCAATCGGCGACGCTTAGCCCGAAAAACCGCCGCAGATCACTCGCTATCTGTCTCGGGTACAGTCTCCAGAACCACTGAGCTTCCATCACTTTTCGAGTCGGACTCAGCTCGTTCCGCGATCGTGAAGCCCTGCTCGGTCCACGCCCGCCACACATCCCGGGCACCTGCAGGACGACCGTTGATCTGCTTCGACCGCAACACCTCGTAGGAGTCCATGCCCAACACGACCTGAACGATCCGCACCTCACGCGGCGGCGACACACGCTTACCGTCCTTGAAATACGGCGGCCCCTTGACCGCGCCGGGACGGGTCTCCGCCGGCAGGACCATCTCGTTGCCGTCGCGGTCCTTCACGGTCTGCTCCGGGATATACAGGTCAGGCTCCCGGTCATAGGTTTCGATCTCTTCGAGGTACGCCTCGTACGCTTCCAGCGCATCGTCGTCGAGCATCCGAAGGTTCGGGTGCGGGGGGATCGTCATGGTGGTGCCGTCATCGAAGCGCAGAACACGATCGGCGAACGGCGAATCGAACTCGGTGGCCTGTTCACGCGCGGCGGCACCATTGTTCTCGGGTTTCTTCACAGACATCAGGGGCTTCCTTCAAAAAGGGGTTGATACAGGGGCGGTGGGCTGGCTTTGTGTGGTGCCTGCCGGGTGGGTGCCAGCCCCAAACCAACCCACCCGGCAGGACGATTCACCGGCTAGCTGCCGTCCGAGTACTGCTCAGCCCAGCCCGGGCCGCCCATCCACACATAGAAGTAGCCGGGAACAAGGGCGATCGTTCCCGCCGGGTCGGGCCGCATGAAGTACTCGTTCGGCAGAACCTTGTACGTCAGGTCCGCCGTGTCCGGGTCGGTCTTGGAACGCTGCTTCGACGCCTGGTCGTCCAGCTTCACCGCCGGGTATCCCTCAGCGCGGTAAATGAACCCGCCGGAAGTGCGGCGCGCGTACAGCAGCAGCAGCTGGTACTCCGCCGAGTCAGCGTCCAGCAGCGGACCCTCACCGTAGTCAGGGGTACCGGGAAGCGCGACCAGCGGATTACCGGCGTTGTCGCACAACGGAAGTTCCGACTCCAGCCGGTGAATCAGCGGATCAGCAGTACCGAGCGCCACGAACCGCACCGAGTACGACTTTTCCGTCACCTCAGAATCGACCGGGAACTTCGACTGCAACACCATCAGATCGTCAGAGGTGACATCAGGTTCACGCTCCGCACCGCCATCTTCGGGGTTGCAGCCGATGTGCCACCAACCCTCATTCGGGTCAGTGTTGTACTCGTACTTGCCGTTCACCTTCCGGCGAATGAACAGGTCATCGCGAAGCTTGCCGTCCTGCGCGAACGGCGACCACTTCACCGTCACGCAATCATCCTCGAACGGCGACATGTCAGTCGCGGCACCGCGATTGTCGCGAATGAAAACCGCTTGCAGGCCGCCACGCTCGATGAACGGCTTGTGAATGTCAGTGAATCCGCCGGCGCTCCAGTCGGTGCCGGTCAATGGCTGCGTCATAGGGACGCTCCTCTCATTTGGATAAGGGACCGGATTGCGAAAATTTCCGGCGAACAAAAAAGGGACCCGGCGCTACCGCCAGGCCCCTTGTCAGGGCTGAAACTTCAATTAGATGTACTGAACACCGATCTCGTAGCGGCCCACATGCCGCACCAAGTGGCCGTCGTCGTCATACTCGACGAGGACCGGTTTCATCAGCACACGCGCATAGTCGATACGCGCCACCACACCACCGCCGAGCGGTATCTCCACCAGCGGGTTAACGACGAGCTCCAACATCCGCTGGTGCGTCAACTCGGCCTCATTCTCAGCGGCCTCATCAGACGCGGCGAACGTATGCACCGACACGACAGCCGAATCGCTGCCCTCTTCGGGAACATCACGCCCATCGACACGACGAACCACACGATGCGGCAACGGATCACCCGACAAGCGGCGGGTAGAAACCTTTCCCAGAGGGGACAGCCACGCCACCAGTACACGGTGGATACTCGGCGCTGAATCAGTCGCCATACGCGGTGCCGCCGAACTGTTTAGCTGTCTTCTGGGCAGGCGCGTACTCGTCGTTGTGCGCCGACCCGAACTCCACGAGATGCGCTTGCGGATCAGTCGCGCCGACCTTGCCGCGCCCCTTGTTCGTGGAACGTTCCGTCACCTGAACAGAATCACGGTAGGCGCCGGTGCCCACGGGAGAATTGTTCTTCCACGCGGCAACAACCTCGTCCATGAACTCGTTGACGCCCTGATTCACCTCAGGCAGTTTGTCGAAATCGTCCAGCCGCACACCGAACTTCGCTAAAGGGTTTTTCCTCGTTGGACCGTTAGCCACGATTCATCACACCTTCCGAAGTTCTGCCACCAAGCCCGGCGCCCAACCGTGAAAACCCATGTTCCAGTCACGAACCGCAACCACATCGAACACATCTGACCCGTACCCCACACGGTCTTTCACCTTCACCGGCGAACCGGGCGGCAAGTACAGGTCAACATCGATCGTTTCGGTTTCCACAATCGAATACGTCCCCACCACCTGCACATGCGGGGCAAGTTGGATCACTGGAACAGTCACCCCGGCACCGAACTGGGGAACCGTGTTACCCAGACCATCCGACGTGTCACCGACGTGCGGATAGTGCGTCACCGTGTACGGAGTAGGGAACGTCACGGCATGTACCTGTCGGAACCCAGCGGGATGCTGTTCATCGATATGCGGTATGGCCGCAGACGCAGTTTGAGCGCGTTCGTAAGATACAAGTTTGACGAATCACCGCCCCACTTGAACGAGTACGGGCCAGCAGATGCGGTTGTGCCTTCGGGGTATGGCGATTGAGGTGCAGTGAGGGCGGTAGCGGCGATTTGCGCCACCACCCTCACCACAGCACCAGGAATCACGTCAGGAATCGACTCCCACCCGAGGTACCCGACAACGAGATCGGACGCCTCTTCGAGGAGAAGACCTGCACGAGTGGCTTCGTCCGGCGTCAGTTCACGCCCGAGAACCAACTCCAGGTCATCGATATCCGCCAGTGACATTCGCTATCGCCTTAGCTGCCATCCGGGACGACAGCGCCGACGGGCGTCTTGTTGTCGCCGACCGCGGTAGCGCCGTTGCCCAGCACGTAGGCAAACCGGGCCTTCAACCGGAGAGCGATCATGTCACGCTCCGCCAGGTTGATCGAGCCCACCGTGGCCTGATCGAGGAACTTCACGGTGATGTCCTGACGGACACCGATCCGAACTCGCGAGGAATCCACCACCAGCGCCTCAGCGACACCGACAGGCCACGCACCGTTGGCGTTGAAGTAGGTACCGAACCCGTTGAACGACTCATCGCGGAAGATCGGGTTACCGTTCGCGTCACGAAGGTTCGCCACGTCGAAACGGAATCCCAGGCTGGCGAGCAGCGTGTCAGGCATGTACCCGGCTGCCGCGACCGCCTTCGACGCCCGGTTGATGCAGCCGATCAGGTCGTCTTCGTTCGCGTCACCCGGAACGATCGTGTAGTCCTGGTTTGCCGCGACGGCCGCCGGGAGCAGCGCGGGCGACACCCACGACGACGGCTTGTCGGTGCCGAAGATGACAGCCTGATCGAGCTTCTTACCGATCGCCTGGCCGCCAAGAGCCGCGATCTCTTCCAGCAGCGAGGTCGATGCGTCATCAACCACGTTCTCGTGAACGGGAATGATGACCGCGACTTCCTCAGCGACCAGGGTCCGGTCGGCCCACGTCGCCTCAGACGTCGGCTTCACACCCTCAGGTTCGGTCGCGGACTCCGACACCCACGAAGCGCCAGGCAGGGTCGCCAGGACGGGCAGGTGAGTGGTCTTGGTGCCCATGTTGACAGTCGGGAACGCCTGCAACACAGTCGATCCCTTCTTCGCGGACGCCAGGAGGTCGTTTGCGTAGGCCTCCTGGATGAGGGTCGCGACCTCGGAACGTGAAATGTCAGCCATGATGGCCTTCCTTTCATGGTTTTCCGCCGAGGCCGATCCTCGAACGGGTTTCGATGGTTGGGTTAACCGCCGGCCCGCATCCGACGCAGAGCTTCAGCTGCTGCTGCTTTCGGGTCCAGGTCTGCGGTCTCAGTGCCTGTTGTTCCTGATTTCAGGTTCTTTGCAGGCGGTTTGAGCTTTGGGGCTTGCTGTTGCAATTGCTGATCACGCCATGCGATCAGCTGATCAGCGGAGGCTTCCAGTTCCTCTTTGGTGCTACCCGTGAGGCTGGCCGCTGGGACACCTTTCTCGGCCGCCACTGACGTCACGAGAAGGTCGCGTTCTGCCTTTTCCGCCCGTGAGCTGACTGATTGCAGCTGCTCGGTGAGTTTCTGCAACTCGGTCTTCTCGCCCTCGCGGATTTTGTCCAGCTCTTCGGCTTTCGACTTCAGGTCGTCGTAATCGGAGAATTTGCTTCGTTCGCGTGCGATTCGCTGCTGGATGATCCGATCGAACTCGTCCTGAGATGTGATGGGTTTAAACGAGCTCTGCTGTTCGTCCCCGTTTCCGGGTTGGGTTGTTGCGCCGTCTTCGACGGTGTTTTCAGCCTCTTCGGGCATGGTGATATAACCTCCGCGTTATTGGAGTGGCCCGACCATTTCTGATAGCGCAGGTCGTCCGCGCCTTCGCCTGAAGTGTCAGGCTGAAGTCATGCGCCGTAGAACGGCTTTCGTGTCGATCGCGCCGTGGGCGCCTTTCGTCTCTCCGTCCTCGCGGGCGGCAGTGACGGCGTTTTGGTAGTCGTCTTCCCATTTGTCCACATACGGTGGAGGCTCGTATGACTGGCCCGGGCGGACTGGGACGGCGATGCAGCGGCAGTGGTCGTGGTACTTGGTTGATGCCCCGGCTGATTCTCTGGACCAGTACACTGCGCCGCGTGTGGCGAGCATCCGGCAGAACGGGCATGCTGTAGCCGACGCGTAGCGTGCCCATCTGGTCCTAGCTGGAAATGGCGATCCAGCGGCGGCGATTTCGTTCTCTAGGTTGGCAAGAACTGTTTCCCGCGAGGCGTCGAACACCATCCGCTGTGTAGACCCTGCGAGCCGGTCCAGTGGAGAGGCTTCTCCGGGGGCGTGGAACGCCCACGACACCGTTTTCTGAATGCGGTCTTCTGGTATCGGTTCGATGACCGGTGACGCCTTATATGGCAGCTGCGGCGCGGTTTCGGTGTACCACTGCGCTGTGACCATCGACGCTGCCGACAGTTGCGGAGCTACAAGTTCAGGCAACGCAGCAGAGACAATCCGATCGAACTCCGCAATGTCAGAGTATGACCGCCACAGTTGCACGAGCTGAGATGTGTTCAGCGTCGCCAAGTCCGATAGAACCTGCTGCAAAGCGTCGGCGTCAGTCGGACTGGGCAACTGTCCTACCTGCTATATCCCCCACCTGTGGATCACGCTGAGCCGTTGCCGCTCCTTGCCTGATGCTCGACACCAGATCAACAACAGTGGACTGCTGAATCGAATCCTTGATCGCCTTGATCTGCTGCTGCGACAACCCAGGAACCAAATGAACCACATCCCGCAACTGCACACCCGCCGCGACAAGCTTCGTAATCCCATCGACGACAGCGCCGAACGCACGAGCCTCAGTGTCCCGCCAAACCACCTCAGCACCAGAATCAGCCGCAGTCTCCTCATCGCCATCAATCTCGGCAGCCAGACGTAAAACCTGCTCCCACGACTCACCGAAACTGTCCCGCTTAGCCTGCAACTTCCGCTGCTGATTCGCCTCAGCAGCCGCCAAAGCCTCAGCGGACATATTCACCATCTTGCCCGTCACCTGAGCCGGCGAAATCTGCGCCCGCATCGCAACATGCTGGATCATCTCATCCAGAATGTCGTTGTACTGACCCGTATCCGCAGCAGGAAGCGCCTTCGCGTCAACGTCTTCATCGTCAAACGCCCACACACGCTTAGCGGACGCCGCTAGAATCTCACTAGGCGATGCCGTCCACCCTGTGATCACCTTCTGGGGGAACGCCCCGAACCGCGAAACCACCAGACGATCAAAATTCACCGAATTGATCGCCTGCTGATCACGAATCAACGGTGCCACCTCGCCAACAATCGCACCGTCAGCATCACGACCATTGACGAACCGCACCACAGGGCACACACGCTCGCCACCATAAGTAGCGCCATGCGGCACTGGATCACCATCGACCACAACACTGATCGGATGAGAAGCGCTCCGAAGCGTCGGATCAGACTCCGACACCTCACCCAGATCAAGGTCATAGGCGAACTCGTCGTCATACAAGCGGCCACGGCGACGCAACTTCGCATCAACCTGAGTGACCCACATCTCCAACGCATACTGCGGCCACTCATCAGCAACAGGATCGACATACGCCGTCAGAATCTGCTTCGGAGACCGCGGCGACAACATCGGACCATTCGGGCCAGCAGTCACCGTCATGTACGACGCCCCGTACGTCAAGGCAGGAACATATACCGACGACTGGCGAGCATCCATCCGGTTCGCCTGCCAAATTCGCCACGCCGGATCGTTATCCTGCGCATCCGCAGACCGATACCCGGTCACCGACAGATTCTGGGCGAACGAATCTACAACCAAACCTAGAACGTTCTTCACTGACAGCCGAGCTAGATCTTTGATCTCCTGCTCCGCCGACTCCGGAACCTCTGGAACCCCACGGATACCCTTCGCGTAGTCGCCGATACGGTCCAGCCATGAACGCTCGGAGAGGTGAATCTGCCACATCGCGGCGATCACATCGCGTATCTCGCGATCATCAAGCATCGCAGCTACACCTCCCTTCCGTAGTTAGGTCACCAAAACCTCAGGCGAACGATGCGCCCCCAGAACTGCGCGGCTTCGACGTCACCGCCGCGTACACCGCCGCCGACATCGCAATCGCAGGGCCAATATCAAACGACTCAGCACGCGGCATCATCATCCACCCGCCGGACGGACGATCCTTACGCGTAGCCCCACGCACCGCCACATCAAGCTCAGCCTGGCCGCCATGCGTCAAACGGCCCTGATCAACAAGACTCACCCACAACGCATTGCCAGCGACCGACTCGTTAGACGAATACACCGAAGACTTAAACTTCAGCTGCTTCAGCTTCTCGCCCAACGCTTTCGCCGCACCAACCGAATCATGCTTGATCGGCGTTTTCCGAGACGCGTGCGCGCGCAGGAAATCCACCGCCTCAACCTCAGACTGCGTGCCAAGAGCGATCTCGACATGCACCCCATCGTCGATACCAGACCAGCACGCAACAATCCAGAACCATCCGGACCTGGTTGCACTAACCCCGAACGCTGAAACGTCACCAAGATCGTCCACGTCGCAGCACAGCGACCGCCACTGGTCGCCCGGAACAACCGACGAAACCTCGTTCGTCTTATCCCAAATCCCGAACACCTCACGACGAACATCCTCCGGAGACATGTTCTCCACCAGACGCTCAATCGCCGACTTACCAACACGATGCCCGAACGACGGATTAGCCTCAGCCAACCGATCCCAGAAACCCGGCGCATCAATATCGGCCACAACATCATCGGGAGACTCCGGAGCGAACTCCACATACACACCCTTGAACGGGCGGCGCTTCTTCTGCTCCAGCGCACGATCACGACGACGCTTGAACGCATCATGCACACCCAACGCAACCTCTTGCGGCCGCGGCGGCGTACCCATAAAGAACGCCAAACCAATCTCGGAGACGTTCATCGCGGCGAGCATGTCCGTCAGTGCCGACTCCTTCAAGTTCTGACACTCGTCATACACCTGAATATCAACTTCCGAGAAGCCACGACCGAAACCCTGAGCCCGGGCGCCGAACAAAATCCGTGACCCGTTCGCGAAATGCACACCCCGATTGTCGTCAGACTGCACCACAGGATGCATAGGACGCATCTTCGGCCTGATCGCCGGCTTCTCCACAATCCCCGCGATCTTCGTCAACGTCTCCGATGACGTCCGATCATGATGCGAAGACCAAACCACCAACGTGCCCGGACGAGACAAACAGATCGCGATCAGCCCGACCATGATGCCCCACGTTTTGCCGGCCTGCCGCGCGATACTCAACGTCACACCCATGACGTCGCACGCCAGCGTGCCGTCCTCACGCAAACCCAAGGCCGCGTACCAAATGTCTTCCTGCCAGCGATCAAACGCCACACCCATACCGGGGAGCTCTGGGGCAATCAGCTCGTAGTAGCGGGTATGTGAAATGTCATCCGGGACGAAGCACTGGCGAGCAATATCGACAAGCGGCGCAGGGTTAACCCGACTTCCGGAAGCGGTCGGCATCGAAAGCCACAACCTTGCCGGACTCCTTCGGAGCCGACTCCGACCCCTGCGTCAGCGCCCGCAACCGAACAATCTCCGCCTTCGCCTTCTCAATCGCAGGGTTCAACTGCGAACGAAGCTTCGGCTCTTCTTCGAATGCCTCAGCCAACAGACGGTAACGAATCTCCGCCTCCGCCAGCTCATCACCAGCGGCCATCGCCTCATTCAAAGTGCTGTACTCAGCCATCACATATCCTCTCGGACCCACCGGTTAACCGCCCGACGTCAGCGTGGCGCACCAAAAGCCTGGTGCAAGGTCTAGGCAAAGCGCGGATTCACGTACGACTCCCTCACTTCCGGGACAGCACGATCCCCAGACGACTTCGCGCGATTACACTGCCGACACACTGCCTGGCAGTTATCCAGCCCATCCGAATCTTCCTGAGACCAGCCCAGTCGCGCGGCCTCAACAGAACTCACGATGTGGTCAACCTCAAACGACCGCGGATGAGGTGGGCGAGCGTCATAGTCGATAACCCCGCCCAGTGCCTGGCAATCCGCCGTGATCCGCAACGCGCATGGAGCATCACCGTCACGCTGACGAACCTGAGCGCGGCGACGATTCCGAACAGTCGTGTTGGCGAACGGCACTACAAACCTCCCTACCCCCGGGTCACACACACGGACGCCT